CGAAATGTTGACTGCTCGTGAACAATTAATGGAGGACATTGATTGTATCATCAATAATTACTTTGAATACTTTGATGTTAATTATGACGAAGAACTTGTAAAAGTCTTGTGTGATGCTGTCTGCCGCAACTTTCCTCTAACTGACACCTGATTAACTGTCACAAGGGGTCTTGTGTTCTCATAAGATCCCTGCCATACTTCATTTGTTCACCACTCAGTTCTCATGTCTTACACTCAGTTTGTTGGAACTGCCAAGTGCCGTGTGGCACCAGATTTCGATCTGAACCAGTTTTTGATGTCAACTGCCGATTGGATTGGCAACAATGTTGATGATCAAGAAAATGAGAATCTAAGTGCTAATGATAAAGAAGCACTGTGGCATTATGAAGATCGAACTCACGAAGCAGTTTGTGATGATCTTTCAGGTTATTTGCAACTTACTGGTGATCAACTACTGATCAATGTGGATTCTGAAGAACAGAATACCATGATTTGGGATTGGTTGATTGATCAAGTGTTGCATTCTGCGATGGTAAGTAACATCATGGAGATCAATTCTGCCACCATTGATTCACGAATGGGGGTCGAATGCGGTGTTTCTTATTACACCAAGGATGGTGATTTCATCGGTTCTGATGATGTATTTGACATCCTGGAGAAGACAGTTCTCAAACCGTCCACCTGAGGGGTTGACTCCCTCCCATTTCTGCCCTACACTGTCCAAGTAATCAAAAGAGGCACCAATGCTTTTCAAGTTCGACTCCACTGCCATCTACTCTGTCAAGTGTGAGAATGGCAACGGTGAGGTTTCTGTGACCTACCGCTCCAACCTCGACAAGTCTTATGACTTTGAGACGGGTGATTCCTTCATCATCGAAGCGTTCTGCACTGAGAACTGCATCGACGGCAATGCCGAAGAGAAGCAGTCCATCGGCAAGCAGATCGCCCAGTGGAAGAAGGATGGCATCCTGACCCCTGTGACGGTCTGAGGAGTGTCCACCAGGGGGCAGCAATGCCCCCACCCTGCCCCTATACTGACATCAGTTCAAACAACCGGACATGTTCCACACTTTTGCCAACAAAGGTTTCCAAGTTACTTTTGCCAACGGGTGGAAGGTCAGCGTAATGTTTGGCGCGGGAAACTACTGCCAAAATCGGTTTGAGGATGTTGATTATCGTGCAACTGTTCCCGTTTGGGGATCCTGGCACAGTGAAGATGCAGAAATTGCAGTGTTCACTCCTGATGATGATTTCTCTACCGATTTTCCAGGGTGTCCCGAAGGGGATCAAGTTCTGGGGTGGATCACCCCGGAAACTATGCTGGAGATTATGACCTGGGCTTCTAATCAGTGAGTGTGACGGTTTGAGGAGTGTCCACTGGACCTAGGCATGTCCCAAAACTGCCCTACACTGTCTTCAGTCGCAACAAAGCAATGGCATTTGTTTCCTGGTCTGTTCACCCGCTCTACGACGAGCAGGACAAGGAGTTCTTCACCAGTGAAGATCACGCCCTGGATGTTGCCTACGATTGGTCGGCACAGACCCATGGGCGGACAATGATCATCCAACGGGATGGTCAGGAGTGGATGTGGGTCACTGCCTGAAGTGTCCACTGGGGGTCTCCGGATCCCCACTCCATGCCCTATACTGATTCCAGTCGCAACCAAGACCATGCATCGCAATCAAAACGGCGAAGAAGTGCTCCACAAGGAAACCGTCAGGGTTTACCGCAACCTGCGTGATGGTTGCTGGAGCATCCAACGTAAGATCCCCGGCAAGGGTTGGAGGGTCTGGTTGCGTTGGGATTACGTTGTGCTCGACAATGCCCACTTCGTTGTAGACGAAAAGGGACGCAACCGTGTTCGCAAAGAGGGCAAAAAGTATGTTCATGCATACTGCTATGGCACTCTCATGGCAAACACTTTAGGTTGCAATGAGAAGATGGTAAGGGTTAATTACAACCCATACCGTGATGATCACTTCAACACTCGACATGGTGATGTGTATCAAGCAAACCGAGTTTGGTTAACTCACAAGGGTGAAGTCTTCTGCGAATGATACATCAGGGGATCTTATGATCCCCTTTTGTAATGTTTTTTTATAATTATTTTTTAACAGGGTCGGTGTCGATGTATTTTCGTCTACGAGGATACCCCTGCCTCTCATTTGATTGTCCCCATAGTATAAGACCTCACAGGGTCTCATGGGGACACCTCGGGACAGTTTCACAAGTGTCACAAGGGGATGCGGACGGACTCCCCCCCCCCCCCCGACCAGTGCCAGTTCTCACAAGTGGCACACACCCCCTTGATCTCGACGAGATGTGCGTGTATCTTATGAGAGTCAAAGGGAGGCATCATGCTTTTCCAAATCACAGAAATCGAGTTTGATTTTGAGGACTCCGAGGGTATTCTACCTGAGGAGCATCAGAAACCCATCATCGAAGATGTTATCGGTGAAATCTGGGAAGCAGAAGATGAAGATGATCTCGTAGAAGAGATCACATGTGCCACAGGATGGTGCATCAAATCCCTCGACTATCGCATTGTTCTCTCATGACATTCTCAGACATTTGCAAAATGGTTGATTCGATGGAGAATGACATCATTTCAACAAGAGAACAAATCCAAGAAGACATTCTTGCATTTGCATCATCAATGGATGATGAAAAGATTTTCTTCACAGATGAAGTCTTAGATCAACTCTGTGAAATCATTGTTTCCAACTTCAACAATCTTCTCAACAAATGAATCTCACAACTGAACAACTCGATGAAATCATCGAGAAATATTGTGATCGTGTCGTTGATGAAATGGACACGAAATCAATGGAACAGATGCTCTATGATCTGCTGGTAGATTCTTTTCAATCTGCCAGTCAACATGACATGGAAGACCTCATCACATCAATTTATGATGAGGAATACTGGCAGGATCTCGTAGAGGATGTGACACAAGAAAAAGTGTCACAAGATACTTGACTTCTCATCAAATCTCGACTAGAATACACACGTTCATTCATTCATTCCAATGACCAAATCCCTGATGCTCTCCATGCTCCGTCAAGGTTCCACTGGTGAAGAGATCCTTAAGATCCTCGACACCATTGTTGCATCCCCTGAGGATGATGCTATCATTGAGAGTGAACCAACTCTAGAATGGATTGAGTTCTAATGGAAAAAGCATTTGTCTTTCCCAAATCTAAAAAGGCAAAGAATCGTTTCGCAAACTTGATGGATAATCTCGACGAGGTTATCATCGAACAAAACAAAGGTGATCGAGTTTTTGTTACATCAATCAATGGTAAAAACCATTTTTGGGTGAACATCAATCACGACAAAGATTGGATCATCGAGTTTTGATCTTATGAGGGGTTAGCACCCCTCTTTTTTTATGTCTAGTGGAGATGTGCCAGTTTGAGAGGTGGAACAAATCCCCTTGTGGTGTCTCAGGATCTGTGGGATCTTATGTGCATCGGAGGAACACACCCACCACACACCTCCCGAAACCAACCATGTCCCAGATTGCTGCTCTTCAAACCGAAGTCATCAACCTGCAACAGTCGATGCAAACCATCCAAACTGCGATGGATGCCATCAACAGCAAGATTAAAACTCTCACTGAAGCAGAAGAGTTTGATGTCTTTATGCTCAATGAGATGACTCCTTTCTTCGGTGATGATACCTCACGCAACATCATCAAAGTGTTGCAAAAGTGCCGGACTGAGGATCACAACTATTTCCACTTTTCCCCTGTTTATCAGTGGAAAGGCATCAAAGGTAATCTCGAAAAGCGTCAGTTGCTGAAACTTATCTCCGCAACTTATCGTGTTAAGTATTCTCGCAATGTGCCCCTGGTGTATTCTCTCCGCAGTGAGATTAAGTATGCCAAGGCATGTCCTGAGTGTGGTAAACTTGCCTCCGCTTTTTATGATCGTCTGGTGAAAGAAGGCAAGATTTGATTATAGTGTGACAGTTTATGAACAGGGCACCCACGGTGGTGCCCACCATGCTGTAGGATGATCAAGTCGTCAGGGATTCCTCCCATGCTGAACCTCACCGAACTGGCAACCGAAACCGCCTGGGTCTCCCAGATCGATCCCGACTTCCAACTGGACGTGTCTGGTCGTGCCCTGTGGGCAGTCTTCTCTGCTGAGTCCCCCGAGGGTATCCCCTCCGATGCCCTGGACTGCCTGGACGTGCTCACCCCCGAGCAGATGCCCGTCTGGACCCCCTGGATCGATGCCACTGATGAGCAGATCGCAGATGCCCGTTGCTTCCGTTACATTGTGTTGAGCAACTGACGCAGTGGGGGGCACCGCCCCCCTCCCGTGCTACACTGATCGAGTCAACACGCAACCGACCGATGGATCGCTTCTGCACCACCGCCCAGATCGATGAGCATCCCCTGATCGACATCTCCCCCGAGGTGATGACCGACGAGCAACTAGCAGCACTGCTGGAGGTGACGGTGGATCAACTGCTGGGTCTCACGCCAACCAACTAACTGGCACAAGGGGCATCGACAGGATGCCCCACTACATGCAACAATAGGTTCAACCGCAAAGGACACCCATGGCACTGCACTTCTCCACCGGCAACGCCAAGATCAACAAAAACACCCTGATCTTCAACCTGCCCGCAGGCAAGACCTGCCCAGGTGCTATGTTCTGCAAATCCTTTGCAGTTGTGACACCTGAGGGTCGCAAGATTGCTGATGGTCCTCACACTGAGTTCCGTTGCTTTGCTGCATCTGGTGAGGTGCAGTTTGACCAGGTTTTCTTCAACCGTGCCGACAACTTTCAGCAGGTTTTGGATGTGATGAAGAATGGCAACCTTGCCGACTTTATCAACACCGAACTGCACAAAAACCTCAAGAAAAAGCACACCCGTGTTCGCATTCATGAGTCGGGTGACTTCTTCAATGCACACTATCTCCAGGCATGGATTATGGTGGCAATGGCAAATCCTACGATCAAGTTCTACTGCTACAGCAAATCCCTCAACCTTTTTGTAGGTTTGGATCTGCCCAGCAACTTCTACCTCACCGCATCTTATGGTGGCAAGTTTGACTACCTGATCGACGAAGGTTACTTCCCCAGGTATGCAAAGGTCGTCGAATCCGTGGAGGTTGCTGATGCTCTGGGTCTGCCCGTTGATGTAGACGAACGGCACTGTTTTACTCCCGGTCCTTACGCTCTGCTGGTCCACAATACCCAACCTAAGGGTTCCGAATGGGGCAAACATGCACGGGCAAACCGTACAGTGAAAAAGGAACTGCGAGCAGCACTGGGGGTGTGACAGTCGGACAACCTGCACACGGGGGCGGGATCGCCCCCCCCTTCATGCCCCATAATGGTTTCAACGGGGGGCAAACGGACCTCCCACCACCTCAAGGATTATGACCACTTGGAACCCCTACAATCCCTGCAGCGTGGGCGACCTTCGCCTTCCCGCCCAGTTCCAACCGCTGCGGTGGACGCCTTTCTACTGTGACACGAAGGCAGGTCACCCTACCCGTGCCTGGGTTCACCTGCCTGCCGGTCTGGTGCTCTCCTGGGGATGCCCCGTAGAGCAGGGCGAGGAAGTGGAAGTCTGGTCTCTGGGATCGCTGCTGCTCACTCGCCCCATGACAGAGCAGGAGCGGATCGACTGGGAGTATGATCTGTAAACCTTTGTGAACAAACGGGGGATCGCCCACGGTCCCCCCTCCCCAGACGCTACACTGATTCAGTCAACACGCAACGCGACCCATGATCGAACTGATCGCCAACGCTTACACCCGCCTGATCCGCATCGGTGCCCGCAGCATCCTGATTCAGCGTGGACCCCATACCTGCAGCGACCTCGCCCGTGCCATGGGGATCGACCCCGCCAAGCATAAGGGCACGCTGCACGCCATCCTGGTGGATCTGGAGCGGGCAGGATCGCTCGCTGCCACCCGGAACGATGCCACCGGCAAGCGGGATCTGTGGTTTGCTGTCCCGGTCGCTGTCCGCAAGCGGGACGCACTCGCTGCTGCCATCCTGGGGTGATCTGTAACGGATTGTGAACAAACGGGGGATCTTCCGGGATCCCCCACGCGATCCGCCCCTGGATGCTGTAGGATTACCTCAGTTCAAACGAACCCCGATGACCACCGCCACCCGCCAGATCACCATCCTGACCCGCGAGGGCGAGGTGACCTTTGCCACCGCCCTGACCCTGCCCGAGGCAATCCAGATCCTGCAGGGTCTCCGGAGCAACTTCGCCCAGTCGCTCGCCCAGTCTGCTGCCCGTCGCGGTTTGTCCCCCAAGCAGGAGGCATGGGCGTTCAAACTGGCACAGGATGCCATCACCCCCGCTGCCCCTGCAGAGCGTAAGGTCGCAGGCGACCTGCAACCGATCCTGGATCTGTTTCAGCGTCAGAGGGAGCGTGGTGCCAAGCGATTCTCCCTGCGTCTCAACGGTGCCACCCTGTCGCCCTCCCGCGACGGTCGCAACGTGTGGGTTAAGCGTGGCGACGCCTTCCTGGGGGGCATCCGTGAGGGCGGTCGCCCTGATCGCTCCATCCCCAGCGACGTGGTGAGCATCCTGCAGGGTGCTGCCAGCGATCCCCTGAGTGCTGCCGTCGCCTTCGGGCGTGAGACTGGGGAGTGCTCCTGCTGCGGGCGGGAACTGACCGATCCCCGCAGCATCGCCCTGGGGATCGGACCCATCTGCAAGGACAAGTGGGGACTGTGACGGATTGTGAACAAACAGGGGCATCCGCCACGGGTGCCCCACCCCAGTCGCTACAATGATCGAGTCAACACGCCACCGCATCATGACCACCACCACCGCCCCCGTGTTCCGCACCTTTACCCGCGAGGAGTCTTCCGCTATCTACAACCTGCACATCGAGCAGGGCAACATCATCACCGGGATGCCCGGATTCGTGGAGGTTATCTATCAGTCCAACACTGAGAAGGCATACGGATTCACCGCAAATCCTGAGTTTGTGATGGATCTTATTGAGATCATCTCCTGGACTGATTGCAAGGGAATCTCTCTGGGTCGTTTGATTCACCAAGCGAAACAGAATGGCAACCTTGAATCTATCGAATCCGCAGAGTGAGTTAGGTATACTTAGGGGGCACACATTGCCCCCTTTCCTTACACCTATAAGCAATTCTGATCGATCAGCAGTCCTTATCGGTCGTATTCTTACCGATAAGCAGTTCTTATGGGTGTGCCGGTTCGCCGCCCGGCGGGCGTAACGAAAAAAGATGGGTCCTTCTAACCTACAAATCTTGTCCTTTGAGAGATATATAACAAACGCTATATTATTTTGAAAATGAAATACATCGGACCTGTAAAAATTTCCCGCAATAAAAAATATATGAAAACCCCCTATTGGAACATATATCGTGCAGTTTTTGCAGGATGGTTAATAAGATACCCAAGGAACATATTAAGATACATATTAATTCTCATATTTCTCTTATGGATCGCCCCCCTGCCCTGGAAATTTCTCATAATATTTCTGACACTCCTCATAATAATCGATAAGAAAAGAAGATAAATATGGCAGTGACTCGCATTGTGCATGAATGAAACCAAGATTTATCACATATATTTAAAAGATAGGTGTGTATATCATAATCTACCAGAAGAAGAATTTAAGAATTATTGGGATAATTTGAAGTATCTCACAGATCTTATAGGGGGTAATAATTACAAGGTTTCTGATTTATCTTATGAGGAACTCACAGTAAATAAGAAAGCGGCGGCAGAATCGTCACACTGACTTGACCGTTATCATAAAGTGTATTAAAATAACATTGAAGGTTTGAAAGAATTATGGCAAAAGGATTTACAGTAAAAGCAAACCCCCCGAAGGTGGGTGGAGGAATTACCCAGTCTACTCAAGAGTGGGATTATGCAAAGATCAAAGAGAGAATGAGAGGAAAGGCGATTGTCTTCTGCTTACCTGGCAGAGGATGTTCGTTTCAATTTCTCAAATCATTCGTACAACTTTGCTTCGATCTTGTGCAAAATGGGATGAACATTCAGATCTCACAAGATTACAGTTCAATGGTAAACTTCGCAAGATGTAAATGTCTTGGTGCGAATGTTCTGCGAGGACCTGATCAGATTCCGTGGGACGGTAAGTTACCTTATGATTATCAACTGTGGATTGACAGTGATATTGTGTTTGACACTAATAAGTTTTGGCAATTATGTGATCTTGCATTCCCAGAGGACGCAGTGATTTATAGGGAAGAAGAAGGAGAAAACGGAGAAATTGAGAAGAAAGCAGTATTCATTGAAAAGCAAGATTTGAATGGAAATGTAATTGCCCGTAGTCTCAAAGCAGATCCAGAGAAGGACCGCCCTATTGCTGCTGGTTGGTATTGCACGGAAGACGGTAGGACAACTTCTGTGGCACATTGGTTAGATGAGGATGACTTCCGTAATAATGGTGGAGTCATGAATCATGAGATGGTTGATGGTATCAGTAAGCGTCGTAAACCATTTACAGTTGATTATACTGGATTTGGTTGGGTTATGATTAAGAACGGTGTCTTTGAGCATGAGGAAATGAAGTATCCATGGTTTGCTCCTAAGATGCAAGTCTTTGAGTCTGGTGCCGTACAAGATATGTGTGGAGAAGACGTATCGTTCTGTCTTGATGCCAAGGAAGCAGGTATGGAAATCTGGTGTGATCCTCGGATTCGTGTTGGACATGAGAAGACCAGGGTGATCTGATGGCAAAGTTCAACATCGTATATGACGGGGAGATTCTTTACAAAGCGATCTCTTATGAGAAATCTACAGAGATACTTGACGAACTGGCAGAAAAGTTTTATAATGATGGAGAGTTCAATCCAGAACTCCTTGAACTAGAAGAGGTAACTGATTAATGGCTGCGATTAAAAAATCACTGCTTGGCACTGTATTCATCGAAAGTCAACCCAAAAAAACTCGACAGGGTTCTGGGCAACACACGAAGTATGCAGCATCTAGCAGAAACAAAGCTCGCAAACGCTATCGTGGGCAGGGTAAATAAATAACTCTACAAAGATCCGGGGAGTAATCCCCGGTTTTTTTTGTGTCTTATGAGATATTATGAGATCTTATGGAAACTTATGAGATATTATAAAATACGCTTTTAACGCTACTCTATGGAAAAAATCCGTTAAACTCTAAGTGCTATGAAAGAATGGGAAGATTTACACATTGATGACTTTTGGGTTTATAATAAACTGATTGTCGCCAAGAAAAATGGATACATTTGTGGTCCTGTAGGAGTTCCTGTCCCAAGTCCTGGGTATTATATCGTCAGACCCATGGTAAACCTTCTTGGAATGGGCATAAACGCACGTATAGAGTGGATTGAATCTGACACTGAGCACTACCATCCTGCAGAATTTTGGTGTGAAGTCCTTTCAGGTGAGCACATTAGTGTCGATTTTTACAAAAAAGACCCAAAATTAGTCGTCAGAGGAATAAGAGACCCTGATGATCCTCTATATAAATGGAAGAGGTGGGAAAAAATTGAGAAAAAAGTTGGATTTCCATCAATTTTAACAGAATTGAAAGGCAGTTATGACTGGATTAATTGTGAATTCATAGAAAATCGTTTAATTGAAGTGCATTTTAGGCAAAATCCTGACTTTAGGCATGGAAATAGCATTGCAATTCCAGTTTGGAAAGGTGATAGACCCCAAAAAATAGAAAATTATACCTTTGTTGAAGATAAAGACTACTTAAGAAGAGGATTTTTTGTCGATTAACGGGATAGAAACCCCGTAAAAAGTTCTGATTTTACAAAATCAGGAGAAAAATGGCAAATTCACCAGTAGATCGTAATGTAAATATTATGAAAAATGAATTTGGCACGAACAAACTAGTAACAGACTATGGTTGGGAGGCAAAAATGGAAGCAAATCATGATTTTTTGGATAACTTGGCAAATCATCAGCATCAAATCCTTTTGAGAGAGCTAGATTATGAAAAAAATCGTAAAAATTTGGATAAATTCAAAAAAACTAACGATTTACATGAGAAAATTCGTAATGATGAAGATTATGATGATTGGGAATATGGCACAGAGCCACTTTTTGGGTGAATATCTTAAAAGTTTACTAAATAACGTAAGAATATCAGTATAGTTAAATGCCGCTAGAGAGGATAAGTAAAAATTTTAAAGATATTAGTATGACCTTTAAATCAAGTCCTATTAATGGTGATATTTTGACTCTTAAAGACGCGGCGGCTATTGCAAGAGCTGTTAGGAACCTTGTTTCCACTTATCCGGGAGAAAGATTTTTTTCTCCCAATCTTGGAACTGATGTTCACCGAGTAACTTTTGAACAATTTGACCTTATAACAGCAAATGAGATTAAATCTCAGATTGAATCGACTCTAGAAATTTATGAACCTAGAATAAAGGTAATTGAAGTTGATGTTGCAAATGATTATGAAAATTTAGAGTTTAATGTAACCATAAGTTACCAAATAATTGGTCTTCAAGAAGAACCAATAACAGTATCATTTGCACTTCAGCCAAATCGATAAATGGCATTAGTAAATTTTTCCAATTTAGACTTTGATCAGATAAAAACTTCGATTAAAGATTATTTAAGATCTAACTCAGAATTTACTGACTACGATTTTGAAGGATCTGCTTTATCCACAGTTATTGACATTCTTGCTTATAACACTTATATTAGTTCATACAATGCTAACATGGTTAGCAATGAAGTTTTTATTGACAGTGCAACTTTAAGAGAAAATATTGTTTCTTTGGCGAGAAATATTGGTTATGTACCAAGATCAAGAACTTGCTCTAGAGCAATCATCTCTTTTTCTGTGGATACATCAAGTTTGGCTGAACGTCCAATTACTTTAAACCTTAAAAAGGGATTGTGTGCAACCGGAGGAGGTTATTCTTTTAACACTCTAGAAGATGTTTTAGTTCCTGTTATTAACAATACTGCAAATTTTAAAGAAATTGAAATAGTAGAAGGAACTCAAATTACACAAACGTTTACAGTAAATGCCAATAATCCAGAACAAAAATTTATTTTGGATAATGAAAATATAGATACATCAACAATTAGAGTTACAGTAAGAGAGGGAGAAACTAGTACAGTAACTAGAAGATATAATGTAGCAGATAGTTTATTCAATATAACAAAAAACTCTAAAGTATTTTTTATTCAAGAAATATCAGACCAAAGATATGAACTTATTTTTGGTGATGGTGTATTTGGTTCAAAATTAGAAAATCTTAGTATTGTAGAAGTAGATTACTGCATATCAAATGGACCAGATACTAATGGTGTTAATACATTTAATTATGCTGGTAGAACTTTTACTAATAATGATGAAATTATCACATCTGGATTTTCTATCATTTCGACAAATTCATCATCTAGGAATGCAAAAGAAATAGAGAGTGTAAACTCAATTCGTAAATATGCACCAAGAGTTTATGCTTCTCAATATAGAGCGGTAACTGCAACGGACTATGAATCATTAGTACCACAAATTTATGCAGAAACTGAGTCTTTGTCAGTTTTTGGAGGAGAGACTTTAGATCCTCCTCAATATGGGAAAGTTTTTATAACTATAAAGCCTTTAAACGGTCAGTTTATTCCAAATTCAGTAAAAACAAATATTATAAATCAACTTCGCAGATATACTGTTGCTGGCATTGTTGTTGAAATTTTAGATCTTAAATATCTTTATGTTGAATTTATATCAAATGTATATTACAATAGGTCAGAAGTTTCATCTACTTCCGGATTATTATCTGCTGTTGGAAATAGATTGAATACATATGCTAACTCTAGTGAACTCAATCAATATGGTGCTAGATTTAAATATAGCAAATTTTTAAATGTAATAGATACCTCAGATAGATCAATCACATCAAATGTAACCAGCATTGTAATTAGAAGAGATATTAGAGCAGCATTAAATGAATTTGCCGGTTACGAGATCTGCTTTGGAAACCAATTTTTTATAGAATCTAAAGACGGATACAACTTAAAGTCATCTGGTTTTAAAGTTTCTGGAATTTCAAATACTGTTTATATTACGGATATACCAAATTCGGATTTAAAAAAAGGAAAATTAATATTATTTAAAATATCGGAAAGTAATAATGTAGTTATTGTTAGAAAAAACGTAGGGGAAATTGATTATATTAAAGGTGAGATCCTTTTATATCCAATAAATATTATTCAAACCAGTAAAGTAGTTGACAGTGAAAATCTTATAGAATTGTCTATAAGACCAAGATCCAATGATATTATCGCACTGCAAGATTTGTATTTACAACTTGATGTAGCTTCTTCAACAATTAATTTAATACCAGATACAATTTCTTCTGGTTCTGATACTTCTGGGACCATATTCAAAACATCATCCAGTTATACCGATAACAGCAAGTTAATAAGAAATTAATATGAATAACTCTAATGTAAAAATCAGTTCTATTGTAGAATATCAATTACCTGAGTTTGTAAACGTTGAATACCCACTTCTTGCTGAATTTTTAAAAGAATATTATAGATCTACAGAAGTAACTTTTGGTTCTAATGATCTTCTATCAAATATTGCCAATTACATTAAGATTGATAATTTATCTGAAATAGTAGATACATTTTATCTTTATAATGATAAAACTTTTAATATAACTCGCATATTAAAAGATAGTACTACTATACTAGATGACCAAAGACTTGTAAAAATTACAACTTTGCAACCTCATAATTTTGTAGACGGAGATCTAGTAGATATTATTTTAGATAATCCAGATATTGGATCGGGTTTAAACGACTTGATTGATAATGATTCAAATCTTTCATTTAAAGGATCAAGATTTAAGGTAACAATTGTAAATGAAACTGAATTTTTTCTGAACAATAGTGGATCTGGAATTAGCGATAGAAATATTGAAGATCCTCAAGGGCTATTGGGAAAAGTAACAAAAAGTGATATTAATTTTGATGATGATGAAATAGTAATTTACACTAAAGTTAATAGTAAAAAATCATTACCATTATTTTATGGTTTAGTTAGTATTGATGATGAAATAATTCTCTATAAATCTATTGAACCCAATCCTTTTACCGTTGTTGTGGATGGTGAGACTTATCCTGCGTATAAGTTGCTGGATTGTAGTAGAGGATTTTCTGGAGTAACTTCTTTAGGAGAAGGTCTTCAAGATGAATTAATTTTTGAATCTACGGTTGCAAGTAGTCATTTAAATAGATCTGAAGTTATAAATTTAAGTTCTATTTTTCTTAAGCAATTTCTAAAAAAGATAAAATATCAATATCTTCCTGGATTCGAGAATAGTGAATTAAATGAAGAGTTAAATGAAAATATCTTTATTAAGCAATCTAGAGACTTTTATTCTTCAAAGGGAACTGACACTTCATTTAAAATTTTATTTGCAGCTTTATATGGTGAAGATGTAAATATTATAAAACCAAGAGATTATTTAATTGAACCATCTGATGCAAATTATAGAGTTGTAAAAGATCTAGTTGTTGAAGCTTTAGAAGGAAATCCAGAAGATCTTATCAATAGAACTTTATTTCAGGACTCTAACACTTTTATAAAAAGTGCAAAAGGAACAGTATCTTCAGTTGAAAGAATAGTAAGAAGTAATAAAGAATATTATGTTATAAGTATTGATGATGGATATGAAAGAGATATTAATTTTAGAGGAACATTATTTAATGATTTTTCAATACATCCCAAGACACTATCAGTTCAATTCATAGAATCAGGTTCTACAGTAATTGATGTTGATAGTACTATAGGGTTTCCAGAGTCTGGTAACTTAGTTGTAAAAACTATTGATCCATTCACAGATACTGAATTAACTTATAACATTTCTTATGAAAGTAAAACTTTAAATCAATTTTTACAGTGTAAAACTATTGGCGAAGTTGTTAAAAATATTGTAAATCCAATTTATAGTAATAGTGAAGTTTATTCTGATGCATATGCTTATGGATTTGTTGGGCAAAATTCTGATGAACTTGTTAGAGTTAGAATATCCGGAGTTATTTCTGAATTTGAACAACAAGAAAAAACATTTTTGTATGAAGCTGGAAATAAAATTAGAATTAGATCTTTAGGATTAGAATCTACTTCTCTTAGAGATAATAAGTGGATATTCAATATACCCATTTCATATACAGTAAAAGAAGCTTTTCTAGAAGATTCTTTTAACTTGATATACAGAATTTCTTTTGAAGATGACATAGATTTTTACAAATATAATAATTTCATAGTAGAAGAAGATTCACAAGCTTTGGCTGAAATTACAGAAGTTGTATCAAATAAAACTGCATTATTCAGGTTTAACAAAGTTATGGGGACTCCTCTTGTAAATTTTTCTGTACCTGAACTTATAAACAAAACTCTCACAAGAAAATATTCTAAAAGTTCTATATTAAACTATCCAGATTTAAACATTTACAATACAAATGTCCTTAACACTTACATAGATGAGGATAAGTCAACTATTGTAGCATCTGCATCTTTACCATCATATGCAGGAAATCTTGAAATAAAAGATCGTTCTATTATTGGAAGATTATATTTTGGAAAAAAAACAACTACAGGTCAAGATAAAAATGATAAATTATTTTCAGATGGAACTATAGATTATTCGTATTTTACAGTGTTTGCACCAAATGCTTCAGGTGTTGAAATTGCTGTAAAGCATGGATTTTACACTGGAGATGAAGTAGTTTTTAGATCTGTAGATCCAACTAATTCACCATTTCCCGATGGAGTTTACTATGTAAGAGATTTTAGATCTTTTGGAGATTTGTATGGATTACAATTATCCAGCAGTAAATCTAATATCTTAAATGAAAGATTTATTTTTCCACAAACATCAGAAAATTCTAATGTTCCATTAGTATCTTTTAATAATATTTCTGGAGTTTCTGAAGGATCTATACAGATTTATGATTTTTCAATAGTAGATTTTAATTCGGAAGATAATTTTCAACCTAAACTACTAGGACCACAAAATTTACTTAGAAAAATTTCCGATCCAATATTAGATTCTGTAAAATATGAGACAAATAGTGGTCCAGTTGGAATATTTGTTAATGGAACTGAGATTTTAAATTATAAATCTAATGATACAATTTTCTTTGGTCCAATTGAATCTGTTGAAGTAATATCTCCTGGGTATGGTTATGATGTAATTAATCCCCCAGAGCTTTCTATTAGAGATTTTGGAGGAGCAAAATTAAAATATGATGCTAAAAGATCAACACCTCCATCATTTCAAGGAAAACAAATAAAATTTGGTGTTACTGATGATTTAGATCCAATTACTTATGGTGGTACAGATGGGACACCAATTATAATAGGTGGAAAATCTTTAGTATTGGGAGAAGAACAACTTTTTGTCGGTCAAACCGATGGTAATTTTATAAGAATTAATAATTTAATTTTATCATTAGGTGGAGTTGGAGGAACTCCACTTTCGATTGGTGGAGAAGGGGGATTTGAAGCCAGAGTAGGGGCTGATAATGTTACTTTGGGTAATATTGGATCTGGGTGTGTAATTTATCCAACGGTTGTTGGTGAATTGGAGAAAATTGATATTTTATATCAAGGATTTAATTATAGGGGCATTCCGAATATTCAAATTACCGGAGGAAACGGAAAAAATGCCATAGTTGAACCTATAATGGAATCTTTTGAGTATTTTGCTGAATTTTTACCATCTTCAACATTTATAGATACTCAAAACTATACTATTGGGTTTAGTACCTACCATAATTTTGAAAATTTTGAGGAAGTTGTCTATATTCCACCAAAAAATAATTCTCTTGGTGGTTTAGAAGCAAAAAGTAGATACTTTATTAATGTTGTAGACCAATTTACAGTAAAATTACACAAATCAAAAGAAGAATCGGTTTCTGGAATTTCTACTGTAAACATTACATCAACTTCAATTGGATTACACTCTTTAAAATCTGTAAAGAATAAATCAAAAATTGGATCTTTGAATGTGATTAATCCTGGAAAAGGATTTACAAATAGAAAAACAACAACTACACCCGAAAATGTAAATATTATTACTAATATAATAAAAGTTTTAAATCATGGATATTCTAGTGGAGAATTAATAGTTCATACTAGTAGTGGAACACCAATAGGAGGAATCGAAGAAAATAAATCATATTATGTAACAAAAGTTGATGATAATAATTTTAAATTATCAAAAATTGCAACAGAAGGCAATATTCAAAAAAGTTTCTTTTACGATACTAAACAATTTGTAAATCTTACTAGTACTGGTACTGGAACTCATTTCTTCAATTATGAACCAATAATAGTTTCTATCAAAGGATTTATAGGAGTATCCACTTCTGGAAATCAAGATTTAAATGCAAAAATTAGACCTGTCTTTAGGGGATCTATTGAATCTATATTTGTTTCAGAATCTGGAGATAAATATGGAACAAATGAGATATTAAATTATAGTCGTCAACCGGAAATTGTAAATGTTAAAGGAAACAATGCTGTTCTACTTCCACTTTTAAACGAAGAAGATGGATCAATTAGAGAAGTTGTTATTTTAAATCAAGGAAAAAATTATATTTCAACACCAGATTTAATTGTTAGAGGTGATGGAATAGGTGCAGTATTAACCCCTAATATTAAAGATGGTAAAATAATATCTGTAAATATAATTTATTCTGGAATAGGATATAATAAAAATAATATCAGTATTGATATTGTTACAAGAGGAGAAGGTTTAAAAGTATTTTGCTCTATAAAAGATTGGAATGTAAATCTGCTAAAGAGATCTCAAGAAACTGGATTAGAAACTGATGATGCGGGATTTGTTTTTTCTGGATTAAATGAAAATTATGGATTGCAGTATACTCATATTCATTTACCAGATGATTTAAGAAAAATAGTATATACGAAAGATTTAGCAACTGGAAACAATACGGTTGATTTCAATGCAGATAGAGATGTAATTAAAAAACACTCTCCTATTGTTGGGTGGGCTTACGACGGAAATCCAATATATGGTCCATATGGATATGGCAATGGAGAATCTGGATCAATAAGAGCAATGAAATCCAGTTATAGATTAAAACCTGGATTTGAACGTTCTAATGGACCTTCTTTCAATGTATATCCTAATGGATTTTTTGTAGAGGATTATATTTATGATGAAAGTATCGGTGGCGATCTTGATGAAAGTAATGGTAGATACTGCATTACTCCAGACTATCCTAACGGCGTATATGCATATTTCTGTACTTTAGATACTAATTCTAGTTTAGAAGATGGTAAAGGATACTTACCCAAATTTCCATTTGTAATTGGAAATACTTTCAAATCTAGACCAATTGCATTTAATTTTGATAAAAAATCAAATCAAAATGATATAAACATCAACTCACTTCAATGGTATAGAAACACAAGTCCATATAAATTAGTAAATAAAATTGGATCAGATTACAAATATCTTTTAATTCCAAATAAAATTAAAGATCCAATTAGTGAAGTAAAATTTGCTTCTTTTGGGGAGATTGAAACTGTTGATGTTATTGTTAGTGGAAATGACTACAAAGTTGGTGAAAAAATTAAATTTAAAAATGCAGATGTAATAGGTCAAGATGCAACTGCCAACATATCAGCAATCGAAGGAAGGGAAATTAGAGAAGTTAGTATTGCTAGATCTACATTTACTAATGTAGAATTCACGAAGATTGATAATGGAACTGAACTAATTGGATTTACCGATAAACCACATAATTATACTTCTGGTGATATTGTTTCTATATCAACACCAATAGAAAGAATCGTATTTAAAGATATTAATTTTAATAATAATAATTTGTTTTTAAATAAACCAGTTCCAGTTCGTGCTGAAACAGGGATAACAACTTATTTTGAGGTTTCTGGAAATCTTTCATATCCAACTATTAGAGAAAATGACATTTATACGCTTCCATCTATTGGATCTAATGATCCCGAGCAAGTAAAGGTTTTAAACATTGATCAAAAAAACAAAGTAATAAGAGTACAAAGAGAATATAATAATGTTTCTTCCAGTTCCGGGATTGGAACTGGAGGTAGGTTAACTGAAAATTCTAGAAAATTTAGTTGTAATCTTGGTATTCAGACATACTATAATTATGGTATAAATTATCAAATTTATTTTGATTCTTCTCAAGTTGGTCTTGGAACCATATCAGGTCCAGGTATAACCTCATCAGTTAATCTTCCATATAGAGATACAACATTTATACCAATAAAATCAATTTTCTTGCCGGAACATGGATTAATTACTAATGAAGAAATTGAATATAGTACAGAAGAATCAGACCCTCGCATCAGATTTAGTGTAGATGGGAATATTACAAATGACATTTTACCTGAAAGAGTGTTCGTGGTAAAATTAAATGACGATGTAATTGGATTATCCACTGTAAAAGTTGGTTTGGCTACAACTGGTAATAATTTTGAGTTTAGAAATATTGAAAATTTAAATGATAATAACGATCCCTTACTTTCATTTATAGAAGCTTCTGGAAATAACCATAAATTTAGTACATTAAGAAAAAATTTAATAAAAGCAAAAGTATCTCAAAATATAGTAAAAGTTTCTACATCTTCTACTCATGGACTTTCTACAAATGATATTATCACTATAGAAGTTCAACCAAAAAACACTAAAGAAGTTGTGGTTGAATATAATGACAATTCTAGTCTTTTAGTTGTAAATCCAAGAACATTTTTACCATCCGATGTTGATATTGAATCTAATACATTTACAGTAGTAAATCATGATTACACAACTGGAGATAAAGTTTTATATAAATCCGATTCTCCTATAGTTGGTTTATCTGACAATGAAATTTATTATGTTGTTGCTATTAATAGAAATGAGTTTGGATTAGCAAATTCATTTTATGAATCTCAAAAAGAATTTCCAGAGTTTATTAGAATTACATCAGCAACACAGGGAACTTTTTATTCTATAAATCCAAAAATTAATGCGATTATTGGTCAAACTATTAAATTTGATCTTTCCAGTGAAACTTTATCGTTTACTCAAGGTTCTTCTCCTGTTAGAATACCTGCATTTAGTTTTGATCTATTCTATGATCTTAATTTTAATCACAAATATACATCTGCAAGTGATTCATCTTTCTTTGATGTAAATAAAATAGGTTCCATTGGTGTAGATGCTTCTGCTTCTTTAGAAGTAAAAATTAAAAATACGACTCCTTTGAATTTATATTATAAATTAACACCTTTAAATATTAGTGGAAACCCAACATCTAAATTAAAAATTTTTATAGATCAAGAACAACCAAATAATAATAAAATACAAATAGTAAAGAGTAAATATGACGGAACTTACTCTATATTTGGTCCTATAGATAGAAATTCTTCTCTTCCTCCATTTTTATACCCAGAATTTAAATATCAAATACCAACGAACCCAGAAGAAGAATCTTATGATTTAGATTCTGCTGTCATAAATTACACAACAACATCAAAAAATGCATTTGGTCCTATTTCTAAAGTAAAAATTGATAATAAAGGAAGATATTTCTATAGGTTACCATCAAAAACTGAAATTATTTCCTCATCAGGAACGGGGGGTATAGTTAGTGCTAATAGTAAGAATATCGGTACAATTAAAACAGTAAATATTAGAGATATTGGATTTGATTATCCATCAGATTTGAGTTTAAGACCGATTGTAAAGTTACCGACAATTTATAAAGTTGAACCATTATATTCTATTGATAATATTTTAATTGTTAATAATGGTATTAATTATTTCCAATCTCCAAATATAGCAGTTGTTGATAGTAAAACGGGACAAGAGATTAAAGACATTTTATTAAGATACTCTCTTGGTGATAATTTTGTAACTATCTTGCAAAATACTAAAAATCTTTCTAACGTTGTTCCGAGGTTGGTCCCAATTAACAATACAAATGGAATACCTATACTATTAAATGCGGGAGAACCAATTATTTTAGATATTGCAAATAATTCAGATACTGCAGAAGTTATTGCTGCTACGGATAATGCAGAACTTGATGATGATGCAGAAGAAAACGAATTTTCATTACCAGATAGTCTTCCTTTTACTAATTTAACAACAATTCAAGTATTTTTAGCAACTGAATATAGTAGCATATTCGATTTTCCATTTGAACTTGGTGATCTTGTTTTAATTGAAGATGTTGTGACAATTGAAGAAGTAAATGGTGGTACAAGTAAAGGATTTAACTCTTCATCATATAATTATTCTTTCTATAAAGTCGTCAGAAGAGATCCAAATATTGGTGGTTCTGGTGGATCAATAACTTTAGATTTTTCTGGAAAAATAGCAGATGAAGATCTTTTAATTGCATCTGACAGCGATTCATATAAAGTTGATGTCATATTTTCTCAAGCTTCTAAAGTAGTACCAGTAAAATATTTCCCAACATACAAAGTAACATTGCTCAAAAATAATTTTATTATTGATGAGGAACTTATAAATGATACTGGAAAATCTCTTGGTATTGTTGAACAATGGGACAATCAAAACGACTATATAAAAATTTCAGAAAGATTGATATTTAATGAAGGTGATACAATTATTGGCCAAACTTCAAAAACAAAAGCAAACTTACTTACTAAAATTGAATTTGATGCTGGATATAAAACCAATAGTAGTTCAACTGTAAATAAAGGATGGGAACTTGAAACTGGAAAATTAAATGAAGATTTGCAGAGGACTAATGACAGTGATTTTTATCAATATTTCTCATATGCATTAAAATCAAAAATACCCATTACCAAGTGGGATGAAACTGTTGGATCATTAAACCACACTGCAGGATTCAAGAGATTTTCACAATTAGAAATTGAATCTTCTTCTAAAGATTTTTCTGGAATAACCACATCCCAAAATGAAGGTGAAGTTTTTGGAATTAGTGATATCTCATCTGTAGTTAGTGTAAATTGTGTATATGATTTTGATTTGGTAAGAGAACTTAATTTTGGATCTAATCCCACTAAATCTAATGAATTAGTTTTTAATAGTAGAATATTACAAGATTATATTGAATCAGTATCTAATAGAGTTTTGAGTATTGATGATATTAGTAAAAACTTTAATCCAATACCTAGAGATACTACTTTTTCTATTGTGGCTAGGTCTGATAGTACCGAAATAAGATCTAGAAAGTTCTTCTTTTATGCTCAGGATAGAAGATTTGTAAATGATAAGCAAATGTCATTGTTTACAACTATTCATGATGATGTAAATGTTTATCATGGTCAGTATGGAAGACTTGAAACTAGATATGACTTGGCCTATTACGAATCTAATATTATTGGAACACAACAAAATTTACTTTTTTATCCAACCCTGACAGAGATTAATAATTTCTTAGTTGATTTTATTGTACTTGAAATGACAGATGATCCTACTGATCTTGAAACTCTCACTTATGGTAATATTGGATATCTCTTCAATCAGGTTGGAGTTTTAACTGATGGAACTCTCGCAGGATCTGGAACATCTATTATTGGTATAGGTACTACTTTTGGAGCGGCTAAGATTCTTATTCAAACGGGAGCAGCAAATACATCATATTATCAATTTAATGAGATAACATTACTTAGAAATGGTCTTGATGGTAACAATTCTGCACTCATAGAATATGGAGAACTTACAACATTCAATGAAAATAATGAGGCAACTCGTGGTATAGTGTCATTTACATCAAATATTAATCCAGTTACTAATGAAATAGATTTAATAATGACACCTTATAATGATTTAACTGATGATTATAATGTAAAAACAATTACAATAGGAATTGGAAACACTAATTTTACTCAAGTCGGAAGTTTAGCACTTGAAACCGGAGAAGCACAATCTTTTAAAGCAAGTGGTATTGGAACAGATATACCTGAACCAGTTAATATTTCTCTTTATAATACTCAATATAAATGTTCTTACTTATTCCCATATATTGTTGGTGTTAATACTGGTTCTAAGCAGACTGTTAGATATGGTGAAAGAGAGCATGGAATATCAGATTGGTATGCTTTCGATGATGGCACTGTTACATATTCCGCAATATATCCTAATACTCAAATAGTTGGCGTAAACACTTTAGGATATAGAACAGTAGTTGTCGAAACTGGAAATGACCCACAAAGAGGTACTATTGGAATAACATCAGGATTCTTCTATTATGGAACGAAGCCAATTCATTTAATTCCACAAGGAGAACAATGGAAAATGGCACCAGTTTCATACGCTGGTACAATATTTGGTAATTACATTAGAGATCGAGGATTTACAGGAGCAGCATCTTACTACATTTATTCACCATTTGAAGATGCCACTGTCAATCAATATGATGATGATCCAAATGGCATTCTTGGTATAGCATCTGATACTATAACTATTGAAAAAGGAGGTGTTGGTGTTGTAACATCGGGTGTATTAGATGGATGGGTATACTTTGATTCGGATGCTGATGTTATAATAACTGCTGCTGGTCCTAGTGATAGAGATAAATCAATTTTAGCACCTTCACAAACTGGAATAGGAACTACATCATATAAGTATTTTGTCGGACTTACTCAGATTCCTAGTACAGAAAACTTTATTACTGCTTATGGAAATTTCCCAACAGGAGTAACAACTTCTAATGCATATGTAGTTGGAGAGCCACTTATTGCTGTACAAGCATCTGATGGATCGGGAGATGATGATATCCAGGGAATTTTACCAGATTTTATTTCATCTGCCTATTCATGGGGAGAAGTTTTATCAGATTATCAAATAGCAGCTCCATATGGAGATACAATTATAGAAGTTTCATATTGGAATGGATCCGAATGGGTAGTTGGAGAAACACACAATTTGTTAGGTGGTGATTTTGAAACTCCCCAGCAGGTGATAAGAGACAGTGATTCTGGATTTGGAAAATGGGGAACAAATGTTAGCGGATCCTCGACAAATTTCGCGGATGATGCAAATCTCTGGAAATTTATAGGTACTAAACCATTTGCATTATTTGTGAATGATTCAAATGATGATGAAGAAACTCTTCTCGGATTTAGCAGTACTACTTTAGAAAGACCTCTAAATATAGAATATAGGGCAAGTGAAATACAGATGATAAATGATCAAGTAAATTCATACATGTCCGAATACGGAGTTATTACAATTGAAGCGAAATCAAAAATATTCGGAGATGCTGGAATTGGATCATTTAGAACTCAATTAGTTGGATCAAATACTATTTTGCAGTTTGTACCGGCACCTCTATCCTCTTTTGAAATTCGTGGTTACCAAATTAACGTAGGTCGTTTCTAAAAGGCAATAAAGATTTAAAATGACAATTATTAACAGCGGCACTGGTTTTTTTATCGGAAGAAAATTTGATGTCCAACTTAGTGCCGAATTGAGGCATAAGGGTGATCTAATTTTTGAACGAACTTTTAAGGGAAACGATTTATCCGTAGTAGATACTACTAATAATAGATTATTTTTAAATAATCATTTTTTCAAAACAGGAGAAAAATTAGAATATCAGTTTCCAAACTTTGAAAACGCTACTGAATCAAACTCCAATGCTATTGGAATAGCAACAACAAGTATTATAAACGTTGGTGTTAGTTCAAGAGTTCCAAGAACAGTATTTGCAGTTGTTTTAGATGATCAATTTATTCAACTAGCACAGACAAAAGAAGAAGCACTAAGAAGAGAACCGAAAGTTTTAAACTTCACAAATGCTGGAATTGGAGCATCTCATAGACTTATAGGTGAAAAGCAAAATACTAGAAGTTTAATTACTGTTGATAATGTAATACAAACACCATCAATTGATACTGAAATAAAAACTACATTGTTAGAAGATTTTTCCGGTGCTTCTGATTTTCTTCTTGCCGTTGGTATAACATCATTCTTTACTGGTGATTTAATTAGAATTGGTAAAGAATTGATGAAAATTGAATTAATTGGTGCTGGAAATACCACTAGTATGATTGTTAGAAGACCAATTTTGGGAACTGGTCTTGAAGATCATTTAGCGGGAGACGAAATTGTAAAACAAACTGGAGCATATCAAATTGTTGGAAGTACTATATATTTCCCAGTCCCTCCATTCGATAAATCACCAACAACTGATTTAGAAAGAAGAGATCCAGAAGATAGAGATTATGTTGGTCTTGAAACTTTCTCATCATTTAATGGTAGAGTATTTTTAAGATCCGGTTTTGAAGATACTGAGATTGGACCATATGATAATAACTTCTTACTTGATGATATATCTAATCAATTTTTAGGAATTTCAACACAAGCAATATTGAAGGAAAAGGGGCAAAATATATCTGGATTTTCTACTGGTGGAGCACTAGTATTAATTAATAACGTATTTCAGACACCAGATTTTATAGATTACGGATTAGGAGAATCTTCTGGAATAACAACTATTAGCTTTACTGGATCCAAAAATAGTAATCTAGAGGATATTAATACTGCTTCGATACCAAGAGGTGGAATTATTATATCAGTAGGAACTAATGAAGCGTATGGATATCAACCTCTAGTTTCTGCGGGAGGAACAGCAAATGTTTCCGGTATTGGAACAATATCTAACATATCTATTGGTTATACTGGATCTGGATATAGAGCACCTGAAAAACTTGTTCTACCAACAAGAATAACATATCCAACATTTTCTGATAGTGGCGAGTTTTTCTTAGAAGATACTGAAGGACTTTTTAAGAAATTAAAATTATTATTAACTGGTAAAAAATCAAAATGTCTTTTATCTGTCGAAAATAGTGTCGGTATTACTAATGAAAATAAAAATGAATATACTTTAATTACATCAATAGGTGCTGGAAATTCATCGGTAATTATTGGAAATCCAACTGATGCATGGGATGAAATTGAAGATTTTTCATCTTATCGATTTTTTGCAGATACTACGGTAACTCAGTCATCTGGAATTGCTACTGATATTATAAAGGTTGCTGATATTGCTGGAATATCTACAGATATTGGAGAGCCCACTTACTATTTAAGTTTAACTAGTGTCGCTAATAATATAGAAATTATAGGTGTAGACGATACATTTAAAGAAATAAAATTAGATCAACTTACCGATGCAGGATTTGTAGATAACTCAACAGTAACATATAGCACTTTTAGAGCTGGAATTACATCCACAAGAGTTGGTGATAATGCTATAATTACCGTAACTGAACCAAATTTAGGTTTGGTAAACATATATGTAAATGCGATAAAAGAATCTATTGCAACGCAAGCAGATTATACGCATCAAACTGGAATTGTAACCATTACTGCACCAGGATTATCAGTTAATGAAGGTGATATTGTTGATCTAAGAGACTTTATTTACAAATGTAATAGTGGTGGATCTCTTTTTGGTAGTGATGGTGGATCTAGTAATTTTAGAGTTGGAATTAATTCGATTACATCAAATGCTGTATCTTTTAGCGTGTTGAGTGCGGAATATGATCCAGTAAGTGGAATAGCAACTATTAACGTTGGTGTTGCTACCGGATATTCAAGTGGTGATAAATTCTTTATTGAACCAGAATCTCTTGGATTCAGTTGTACTTTAGATGCTAATGAAACAGTTTCATATTATCCCGGACCAAATGATGCAAACTATAATACACAATATGAAATTATAGAAACAACTGCATCTACATTTGTTGTTGATGTTGGTCAAGCAGGATCAAATACATCTGAGCACACTTTTGAGAGGATTAGCCCTTCTTCTCTAAGTAATCCCTTAGAAGTTTCTACTGCAACATATGACTCTGCAAGTGGTCTTTCTACTATTACATTCACTTCTAGTCATGGTTTAGTTCCAAGTGATTCTTATGATGCTTTATATGTTGAATATACATCTGCTGGGGTAAATGCTGGTCTTACAACTATAGCGATTACTGATACTTCTCACCCTTTACAGATAGGTGATAAAATTCTCCTCTCTCAAGACTCTCTCGGATTTACTTGTGATTTGGGGCCACAAGTTACTTATTACCCAAGATCCACCGATCCACTAGCTGATACATTTGCAACGATTACTTCTATTGGTGCAACTACAATTGAATTTAATGCCGGTGCAAATGGTGGAGGAACACACGTCTTCGTTGGTGTAAATACGAATACACCCAAACCAATTAAAGTAAAAAATGGAGATTACATTTTCCTTAAAGAAGAAGGTTTAACATTTAGTTGCACCTACAGTGGAGGGGGTACAGGATCGTATCCAAGAGCAGTTGGTGGAGATGGACAACCTGATTATGCTTATAATAGACTTCTGGAGGTCTTAGAAACTCCTACAGCAAATCAAATTGTTGTTTACACCGGATTTACTGAAGATCCAACTTTCCACGCTCCACACACCTTTGTAAGCGCAGATACCGATGCAGTAAGAGCGTCTACTGGACAAGCAAGATATTCTTCAGGTATTGTTACATTTACTACTGACAGTGATGTAGATAATACATTAGTAACTGGCAATTTAGTTCTTTTCAAAGAGACGGGAACATTATTAGATGATAATATCTTTACAGTTACGGAGTCTCCATTTACATTTAATGGGTCTATTAATGCATTTAGTATTGATACTAATGAACTGAATTTACCATCACCATTAACCGATTTAAATTCTTCTGGTGATTTTGTTTTAGCAACTATATCATTACCATCTCCTGGTTATGGTAATGAATATGAAATACTAGAGAAATTAAGTGATAACCAATTTATGGTAAATGTTGGAACTACAAAAAGGCGTCACATATATGTTGGTGGTGGTAAAGTTAAAAATTTAACCCGGTCTATAGAACCTATTCACATTGGAATATCAACAATAAATGATGGACACATAACAGAACCAATTATAACAAATGTTGGATCCGGATTCACTCAATTTAATCTATTCAAAAGATTGAATGTTGTTGACGGATATACTTCAGGAAGCACAGAATTAAATGTTGCAGATGTATCAGGAATAGACACTTATAAAGATTATGTTACTTTTCCAGAAAGTGGAATACCAGAGTATAGAAGTAGAATACTTGATATTGATGAAGATAATAAAGTATTGACATTAGACCAGACTATAGCGTTTAATATTGCTCAAAATGTTAAGGTAGATATTTTAAGATTTGATGAGTATGATTTGGATATTGATGATCCATTATCATACAATAATTTGGATTTAATATACAGCAATGAATCAGTTCCTGGAATTGGAAGTTATGCTAAATGTGACATAGTTATAGGAAATGATGGAAAATTAGAAGCATTTGAACTAACAAGATCCGGATATTCTTATGGACAAGGAGAAATTCTAACAGTTCGTACTGGAGGTGTAACTGGAATACCAACTTTTAGCGATATTAATGTTACTGGAATTAGCACTGCCATTGGAATATTTACTGGATCAATAGCAACTTTAAACGATAGGTTTGGTTTTAGAGTTGCTACTAATGAAGATGGAACTCGAATAGCAGTTGGAGCACCATATGATGAACTCGATGAATCTGAGACAGAATCCGGTGTTGTTTACATGTTTGATAGAGTTGGTGATACGTTCACTCAAGTTGGTATTTTGACTGGAGAATTTGCATCAAATCAAGACGATAATTTTGGTTATTCTGTTGCTATGAATGCGGATGGAAGCAGGATTGTAGTTGGATCTCCTCTTGATGAAAATCCAGTATCTGGAATTCAAAGTGGTCAGGCATACGTATTCGATAGAACACCTGGACCAACATTTACGCAGGTGGGAATTTTAAGTGCTACTTTTGGTCAAGGGGAAGATAGACATGGTTGGAGTGTTGATATCTCTAGTGATGGTGAAGTAATTATAGTTGGAGCTTATCAAGATGAGTTTCCTGGATCAAGTACTTCCAGTGGCATTGTTTATGTTTACGACGGAAGTAATTTAGATTTTCCCTTAGTTGGAATTATAACAGGATCTCTTTCCGATGATATTGCCGATTTCTTTGGATATTCTTGCGCTATCAGTCCAGATGGTGGTTATATTGCAGTTGGAGCACTCTTTGATGAAGATACAAATGTGCCTTCCGATAATTTTGGAGTCGCATATGTATACACAAAAGTTGGAGTAGGTATAGCACAGGTTGGTATTTTAACATCACCAAGATTGAGTTCTACAAAAGCTAATGATTATTTTGGATATAGTATTGATATTAGTAATAACGGAAATATAGTGGCTGTTGGTGCAATAGATGATGCTAGTGGTATTAGTGGTAATATTACAGGAAGAGTTTATATCTATGAAAAAATAAACAATGAATATTATTTTATCCAAACTTTGACTGGGGAGTTTGCTAACGATAATGGCGATAGATTTGGAGAATCTATTTCCATAAGTGATGATGGAAGAATTATTGCAATTGGTGCAATGAATGATGAAAATACACTTACCGAGAATGAATCTGGTATAACATATCTATTTGAAAGAAGAACACAAAATTACTTAGGTGCCGATTACATCCAAGTTGGAGTACAAACTGGAACTTATTCATATAGTTTAACTGATAATTTTGGTGTTTCCGTAGCATTATCGAATAATGGAAATAATTTAATAGTCGGTGCTCAATATGATTCTTATAATGATGTTGGTATAGGAACTTCTGGGGTGGTTTATGCTTATGACCTTTTAAGTGGAAATATATTTGATGAATTCCAAGTATTAATTGATCAAACTTTTACTGATGATTTTGCTGGATATGTATTTGGTGATTTGGTAGTATTTGATGATATTAGTAGATTATTTAATGGAAAACGTGTAGAATTTCCAATAAGATTGAGAGGTATTCAAACTACATTAAGATCTCGTCAAGGTTCTAATCTTGATATTAATTATAACTTAATAATATTTGTTAATGACATATATCAAGTTCCTAAAGAATCTTATGTTTTCGATGGTGGAAGTATTTTAACTTTTACAGAACCACCAAAGCAAGGTGATAAATGTGTAATTGTTTTTTACTTTGGAACTACGGAAGTAGATACTAGAACTGTAGATATATTAGAAACTATAAAAATTGGAGACATAGTAACAGTAAATAGTGATAATTTTAGTCTGCAGCAAGATCCACGAACTGTAACCGATGTAAGATCAACTGATATTATTGAGACAAACACTTATGTTTCTCCTGGATTAACTTTAGATGAATCTTTAAAAAGACCAATTACTTGGTGTAAGCAACTTGTTGATAAAGTTATTGATGGCAATGTGGTTGGAAAATCTAGAATTCCATATGAAGCGGAAATATATCCAAAAACTAAAATTATAAAGTCTGTAGGAGTTGGAACTACTGAAAACCAAATATTCTTGGAATCTGTAAGAACTTTCTTTGATAGTAATGATGAATACGAAAATATTGGGGTGAATAAACGACCTCAATATGATGTTATTTTGATAGATTCGGATAGAGTTGCTATAGCAGCTAGTGCTACAGTTTCGGTTAATCCAAATAATCTTAGATTAAACAATATAACTTTAAATTATGGGGGACTTGGTTATTCGCAGGTCCCAGATGTTTCAATATCGGCTCCTAATTTTGCGGGAATTGGAACAACTTCTAATGTAACAGCAAAAGCAAGTGCAACAATTAAAAATGGAAGAGTTGTAAGTGTAACATTAGATGACGTTGGTTACGGATATACGACAACCGGATTTAGTCCAAAGGTTTTAATATCTCCGCCAAAAACAAGATACGAATTTATTGATGATGTTGTTTATAATGGAGATTTCGGTGTTATAACTGGTGTTGGAACTACCTCAGTTACAAGAGAACCAATTAGTGAAGTTGGATTTACAACAAGTTTCCATGCTACAGGTGCCGAACAATTTGGTTATAGGGTATCTGTAGATAGAAGTGGTTCTTCTTTTATTATTGGTTCACCATTTGATGAATTTGTTGGATCGGATGCAACTGGATTGGCGTATGTTTTTGATTATGATCGAAATACAGAAACAATTACAGGAATTACCACTTTGAGTCCAAGTTATGGTGGTGGTGTAAATGAAAACTATGGGTGGGCAGTTTCGGTAAGTGGAGATGGAAATATATTTGCTGTTTCTGCTCCCGGTGATGAAATCGTAGGCATTGATAGTGGAATTTTATATGTTTACGAAAGAGTTGGAAATAACTTTAATGAACTAAATGCTTTTGAACCAACCACTCCTGGTGCTGGACCAAGAATGCTTGCGGAATCTATAGATATTAGTGACAATGGTTCTATAATAGTTGCAGGAGCAGCAAATGACGATGCTGGTCGTGTTTACTTATATGAAAGAGAAGGAGTTGGTGTAGGTAATACTTTCTTAAGTTTAACAACTATTGTTGGTTCAAATGCAGAATCTGGTGATAGATATGGTCAGTCTGTTGCTTTAAATGCCAATGGAAGTAGATTAGTTGTTGGGTCTCCTGGAGAAAACTCAATTTATATCTACAATAGAACAGATTCTACAACTTATAGAGAATCCAAAATTATAACAGATCCAAATTCAAACGATAATGAATTTGGTTTAGATGTTGATATTTCATCTGATGGAAATACTATCGTTGTGACAGAAGGAGTATTGGGTTCTCAATATGTCTACATTTATAAATTTGATAACATTAACTTTAAATGGGTTCTATATCAAACTATTTTACTTGATGAAGAAACTCTTGGAAACCGTATTAGTGTCAGCATAACTGATAACTCAAGAACAATTGTAGTTGGATACAGTGATGCTACAGTTTCAGGTGTAACACAAGCAGGTAAAACTCTTGTTTACACGCAAAATGGCAACTCTTATACCAATGTTGGAATATTAACTGGATCCGAATCAACAACATCTTCATCATTATTTGGATGGGATTCTGTAATAAGTGGAAATGGAGAAGTAATTATTATTGGATCACCTAGAAGTGAAATTCCAGGAAATCCTGCAGATTCAGGTGTTTCATATGTATTCAAAAATCCAACTCCAAACGTATTTGAAAAGAATATTGTGTTTGAATTATATATTCCTGAGGATTCATATTTAAGAAAGCAATTTGTTGGTGATCCAAGATCTGAGAGTCAAATACAAAAAAATTATTATTTCAAAGTATCTGAATCAAATTTAGGTCTTGTTGGATATGGCATTACTGGATTAAATTTATATGATGGATCTTCAACATTTAATGGAAGTCAAAATTTAGACTCTATCTATCAAGTTTCAAATGTAAGCATTGCAAGAACTGAAGTTTATAGTTTGGATCCAGCAAGAGTTGGAACATCAAGAACAGACGTTGTTCGTGTTACAGTTCCTGTGCTTGATTGGAATGGAATAGACATTCCAAGCGGTGGTGTTGCCGGAGAAGTGGGTGGACCAGTTGGATTTGGTTATACATATAATAATTATTTTGGAAATTATTCTTGGGGACTTATTTTCGACTTTAAGAGGGGAGGTAGAACCACATTTGAATTATATAAAGATGGTGATTCGGGATTATCTACTTCTCCAGATATGTTAAGAGTGAATCCTTTAAAATATGAACAATATACTCCCAATCCTACTGAATAATTTCACATAATCAAATAGTCTCATAAATACATATAAAAACAAAACAAATGGCTGCAATAATTACTGATCAATTAAGAATATTGAATGCTAGTAGCTTTTTGGATAAGGTAACTAATCCATCCAATTCTTACTATGCTTTTGTTGGATTGCCAAACCCATTTGATTATAGTTCTACTTGGGATGTAAATCCACTTTCTCCCAAAGATAGTTTTCAACAAGAGCATATATCATGGGATACAATGATTGCTTTAAAAAAAATTAAAAATGAAGATACTAAGCAAGTAATTAGAAAAATTGATTGGATATCTGGTGTAACTTTCGATAGATATCGAAATAATATAGATCGTGATAATCTTTCAGATCAAACGTCAGCTACAAGTTTATATTCTTCAAATTATTATGTTGTAAATAGTGATTTTAGAGTTTATATTTGCTTAGAAAATGGAGAAGATCCTGAAAATCCAAGCGGAAAACCATCATTAGATGAACCAAGATTTACAGATTTAGAACCAAGATCAGCAGGAAATAGCGGTGATGGATATGTTTGGAAGTATCTTTATACTATATCTGCTTCTGATGTAATAAAGTTTGATTCTACTCAATATGTGCCAGTACCAAGAGATTGGAAAAACAATATAGATGTTTCTCTAATTAGAGAAAATGCATCTGAAGGTGGTCAATTAAAAACAGTCATTGTAAAAAATAGAGGTGTTGGTGTAGGAGAACCTAATAAAGTTTATAGTAATATTCCTATAAAGGGAGATGGAACTGGTGGAACAGTAACCATTGTTATCAATAATGATCAAAAGGTAGAAAGTGTTACCGTATCTAATGGCGGATCAGGGTATACATTTGGAACAGTTGATGTAGATGCCATATCTTTAAATTATACTGCTATTCCAGAGTTTGAAGTTGTTATTCCACCTAAAGGTGGTCATGGTGCTGATATTTATAGAGAGCTTGGTGCAACAAATGTACTTATATACTCTAGAATTGAAAATGATGATCAAGATCCAGATTTTATAGTAGGAAATGAAATATCACAAATTGGTATAGTTGTAAATCCACTAGCATTTAATTCTAATGAAATTTTAACAAAAGATAAAGCAAGTGCTGTTGGCGCAATAAAATTGGACCCAACAAATATAGATGATGCAATATATGATGCAGATACATATATTACACAAACTGTAGGACTTGGACAAACAGCTATTGCAAGGGTTATTTCTTTCGATAGAGTTACTGGTGTTATAAAATATTGGAAAGATAGAACCAATTATGGTTTTGATTATTCTGGAAATTCAGCGAGCACAATATTTGGATTTTCAGACATAGACTTTACATCCGATCCAGGACCTGGTGGAACATTAAATATTAGAAATTATACTAATACGGATGCGATAATTGCCGGAGATACATCAGGTTCTGTTGTTGCAATAGATTCCAATTTTGGAACCAGTTTAGAACCAGGTATAAGTACCTCAATAAATAATAGAACATATTACTTAGGTCAACCATTTGTAAAGGGTTTATCGAATCCAGAAGTTCAAAAGTATTCTGGAGACATAATTTATGTAGATAATAGACCTCCAATTACAAGGTCTAAAAACCAAAAGGAAGATATTAAAGTTATTTTGCAATTCTAAAAAGCCATGCCACAGGAAACTAATTTCAACGTATCTCCATATTTTGATGATTTTGATAGGAATAATAACTATTATCGGGTTTTATTTAAACCTGGTTATCCTGTCCAGGCAAGAGAATTAACTACTGCTCAATCAATCTTACAAAATCAAATTGAGCAATTTGGGTCAAAGTTTTTTAAAGAAGGGCAGATAGTTGTACCTGGATCTTTAATTTATGATAATCCAACATATGCAGTCGAAATTGATCCAAGCTACAATGGATTGCCAATTTCTTTATATTTCAATTCTTTAATTGGAAAAAAAATTAAAGGATTAAGTAGTGGTGTTACCGCAGAAATTTTTGCATTACTAGACGAATCTGTATCCGAAAGAGGCAATAATACATTATACGTTAAGTATCTTGAGAGTGGTGGTGAAGATTTAACTATAAAAAGGTTCCAGGATGGAGAAACATTAATTGCTATTGATTCAATAACTTATGGAACAAATAATAAATTTTCAATTCAAATAAATCAAGGAATTTGCAATACAATTTCATCAAATTCTACCAGTGAAGGAAGTGTAATATCAATATCTGAAGGTGTTTGTTTCACTAGAGGATTGTTCGTTAATTTCAACAAGCAAACTTTAATATTAGATCAGTATAGTGTTGAACCTTCATATAAAATTGGATTTGATATTGTAGAAAGAGTTGTAACTTCAGATGAAGATGAATCATTATACGATAATGCTAGAAATTTTTCTAACTTTACAGCACCAGGGGCAGATAGATTAAGAGTAGAATTATTTTTAGCGAAAAAAGATTTAGAAAGTATAGAAAATGATAGTTTCATCGAATTGATGAAAGTAGTTGACGGCATACCTTTATTTTCAGACTCAACTTCAGATAAATCCGATGTAATTAATACTGCAAAAACGGAAACATCAAGAGCGATATCTGATATTAGTGGTGACTTTTTTGTTAAGTCATTTGATGTATATGTAAGAGATAGTTTGAATGATGGATTATTGAATAATGGTATATTTTTTGAGGATCAATCAACAGTTGCTGGAAATACTCCCACGGAAGATAAAATAGTTTATCAAATAGGTCCAGGAAAAGCATATATTAATGGATTTGTAGTAGAAACAACATCGGCAAGAATTTTAGATGCTTCAAAACCAAGATCTAGTGATACATGTACGAAAGAAGTTGTATCTTATAATGCAGGCGCTTTATATGTTCTGAATAACACTTATGGTTCTGCAAATATTGGACTTTCAACAAACGCTGTTGTAAGTCTTATGAATGAGCGAATTGGAGATGATGCTCATGTTGCAGCAGGAACTACAATTGGATTGGCAAGAGTTTATGACTATGTTCCAGAATCCGAATATGAAGATGATTTGAGTAGAATGCATCTGAGATTATTTGATGCACAAACATTTACAGAATTAGAGTTTGCTAAACCAGTTGTTGTTGAAAGACCTTCTTACTTTAAAGGCAAAAAAACTGGTGCAAGTGCATATGCTTATGATACATTTTCAGAAGTAACAGATATACAAAATATTGTATTTTCAGATAGTGTTGGTATTAGTACAATATTGTTTGAATTTGATAAGTTAGGAACTGGTAGCGTTGGTGTCGCCACTATTGGTTTGGGCGATAATACGCCAATAGAAAGTGGAATTAACAATGGTGATTTTATCTATATTGATGGAACTGGAATTCGAGAACTTGATTTTTCAACAGCAGGAAGATTTCAAGTATCTAATATAGGTGTTACAACTTCTGGTGATTTTGAAATCAGTTTACAATCTTATCCAGATATAACAGGTGCAACCCTAAATTCACCATTCCAAAATGGTTATCAAATTGAAAATCTAGGATCCGTTGTAAATGTATCAGTTGCAGCTACTATAAACTCCACATCCCATGGTTTAACTCCTGGTAAAAAAATAGTCATAAGAGAAACTTCAAATAATAAATTTAATAAGTCTTGGGTAGTTGACCAAGTTTTTGATGCGAATACATTTAGTTTAGTAGGTGTAACTGCTGAGAATTATTTTGAAGGTTTTGTTTCATCTATTGGAGGAGAACATCTTACACTTCTCGATAAAGTAACTCTTTATGAAGTAAGCGGACAATTTGCAAAAGGAGAACAAATAAACATTAATGGTATTGATGATGGTAGATTAATTACAGACATTGTTGATTATGATCTTAATGATGTAAAATCAATTTTTTCTGATAAAATTGGAATATCAACTTTTAATGGTGATGTAGTTCTTGAAAGAACTTCTTCTTTGGCACCTCCAGGAACATTATTTGAAATTACACCCGCAATTGATACGGCAGGAAATCCAATCGGCGTTTCTACAATATTTGTAACTTCTCAAACAAAAATAACAAGTAATTTAAAGGTTGGGGATATTATAAGTTGGCCAGATGAGACAAAACCATTGAATTCTGATGGATCTTTCTCACCAACATTTAATAGAGTTACTAGTATCAATCCAAATGGAAAAGAATTTCAAGTTGGAGCGGTTTCTACGGTAACAAATTATGTAAATGGTGGTCTTTATGATGGCGGTGAGGGTGGGTTCTCTAATAACTCCCAGAGAACTAACGTAAATAAAGTTTCTAATGCTGTATATGGTTCTCCCGATGATGAATCTTTATTAGTTAGTTTTAATAATACAGTTTTATCTTCTGTAGATTTAGAAAATAATCAAATACTACAAAGAAGATTATTTAAAAATATTGGTTATTCTCAAAACACATTAGAAATAACAATTGACCCTGCTGAAGATAGCATTTTCTTTGCATCTTTTGATGAAGACAGATATGTAATAACATATCAAGATGGAAGAATAGAGACAATAAGATTTGATAGATTTAATATTTCCGGAGATGGAAAAACTGCAACATTTATTGATTTAAGACAATGTGATCCATCTGGTTCTGGATTTGCAGATGTAATTGCGACTGTAGATAATTTTAAACCAAATTCTAAAATTAAGAACTTCAATTCGGCTTCCGTATTAACAGTTAACAGATCTAAATTAAAGTCTTCCGGTACTGGAGAAGGTACTTTAAATGATGGATTAACATATAGTAATGTTTATGGAACGAGAGTTCAAGATGAGATAATTTCATTAAATGTACCAGATTGTATAAGAGTTATCGGAGTATTTGAATCTTCAAATACCTTAGAAGCATCTCTTCCAAATGTTCAGTTAATAGGATCAACAAATATCAACTTCCTTGAAGGAGAACATATCAAAGGATCTACTAGTGGTGCAATTGCAGTTTTAGTTAAGAAAAAGAATAGTGATATTTTAGAATATGTTTACCTAAATTCAAAAACATTTGAAATAAATGAAACAATAACTGGTAAAGAAAGTTCAGCTTCTGCTACCATAAATTCTATCGCAATTGGGGATAAAAATATTACTCAAAATTATTCCTTTGATGATGGGCAAAGATCTCAATTCTATGATTATTCAAGAATTGTAAGGGCAAGAAATGTAGAACCACCTAAAGGAAAATTAAAAATAGTTTTCCAAAATTATGAAGTAAAACCAACAGATAATGGGGAATATTTTACTGTAAATAGTTATCCAAACAGAAACTATAAGCATGATGTTTTATCTTATGATGGTAAAAGATTAACAGATTATGTAGATATTAGACCAAGAGTTAATAAATACAATTTATCATCACAAAAATCACCATTTGAATTTGGACAAAGAGACTTTAGTGGTCAAGGACAATCATCAACTTATACTTTAGCTCCTGGTGAAAATTTAAATGTTTGCTACAAATATTATGTTGGAAGAATTGATAAAGTTATTTTAAATCCAAATGGAGAATTTTCAGTTCTCGAAGGTATTCCATCTATTGATCCTAAAGAACCAACAGAACCAGATGGATCTTTAGTTATTGCAACGGTAAATATACCTCCATATCTCTTCAACGTTAGTTCTGTCGAAGTTGATGTCGAAAGTCATAGAACATATTCAATGAGAGATATTGCTTCACTTGAAGATAGAATTAAACGACTTGAAGAATTTGTTGTTCTTAATACTTTAGAGGTAAAAACTGAGAATCTAAAACTTACTGATGCTGAAACTGGATTAGATAGATTAAAGTGTGGATTTTTTGTTGATACATTTGCAAATACAAATCTTCATGATGAAGAGGATCCAGAATATAAAATTGCAATTGATGATGAAACCAATGTTTTAAGACCAACTCATTATACGACAGCAATTGACATGCAGTTGGGATCTGAAGTTATTGCTGGAGTTGGCGCTACATTTGAACAATTCAAAGATCACGATTTTGTTACAGATTTGGGGTCTAATGGCATAAGAAAAACGGGCGATCTCATTACATTAAATTATGAAGATGTTGAATATTTCCAGCAACCGTATGCAACAAGAACAGAAAGCGTTACACCATTCTTAGTCAAATACTGGACTGGAAGTATAGATTTAAGACCTCCATCCGATAGTTGGATTGAAGAAAGAGAGGAAGTTAACCGATCTTTTAATACGGAAGTAGAAACACTTCCAAGACTTCCAGATATTAACATTGTAAGAGTTAATAATGTAACTAGAACTAGAAGAGTCTTTAGAAACAGAGTTGTAGTACAAAGAGGCATTTGGAGAAGAAGATGGATTACTTCAAGAGGTACTTGGTGGAGACGTGGAAGATGGTTGGGAACGAGAAGAAGAAACTGGACGAACAGTAGATTATGGAACAGAAGCACAAGAGGATTGTCATCTAGTATTAGACGTGTCAATGGTAGACAAGTAGTACAATTTAGAGCAATAAGAGGTAGACTATCGGATGCAGATGCATCTTGGTTGAGAAGAGTTTTACCTAGAGATGTTGCTGATGGTTTTATAACTCAAATTAGGACAAGAAGCAGCAATAGAGCAGTATTCTTACAATTTGCTCCAGGTGTAGGAAGAGATGTTTTAAGAACGACCACAACTACTTCAACTAGTGTAAGAACCTCATCAAATACAGTAACAACTACAATACCACCTGAAATTAATGTTTCAGAAACTGTATCCGAAACATCTTCTAACTTTACAGAACCAACAAGGTTCTTGAGAAGCAGAAATATTGAGTTTGATGTAAAAGGATTACGCCCCAGAACAAGATTTTATCCTTTCTTTGAAGGTATCGATGTAAAAAATTACATCATACCAAAACTTCTTGAAGTAGAAATGATTCAAGGAAGATTTGAGATAGGCGAAACTGTAGAAAGTGATCCACAATTTACTTCTAAAAAAATTAGATTTAGACTTTGTAGACCTGATCACAAAACTGGACCATCTGTGAACCCAGAAGAAACATTTACAACAATTCCTTACAGACAGACAGAACCTCCTGAAAATTATACAGAATCTTCTGATTATTTAAATGTAGACACAAGATCACTTCAATTAAATTCTGAGGTTGATTTTTATGGTGAAGTTGCAGTAAATATGAAGATTATCGGTAAGACATCGGGAGCAGTAGCAAGAATTAATAGCATTAGATTAGTTTCCGATAATGGTGGAAGATTGATTGGAAGTTTGTTCATCCCAGACTCAAAAATACAAGGAAATCCATCTTGGACAAATGGTGATAATACATTTACTGTTATTGATACGCCTTCGTTGTCTGAAGCCGCTTCTGGCGATGACAACGTTGTAAGTGAGAGTTCAGCAGAAGAAGAGTTTACTTCAAGTTCTACTACTAATGTTACAGTAAGAAATATTCTTACTACAAGAAATATTAGAATTAGACCTGCTAGAAATATTAATACAACAACAGTCACAAATATAAGAACAAATACCACCACTACGACAAGAAATCGTATCCGCAGAAGAACTGGAAGAATTGTAAGAAGATGGGAAGTTAGAGATCCATTAGCACAGTCGTTCTTCGTAAAAGACGAGACGGGAATATTCCTGACAGGTGTAGACGTTTATTTTGAAACAAAAGATGAATCTAATCTTCCAGTAACACTTCAACTTCGTGCAATGGAAAATGGAATACCAACAACAACAGTATTCCCATTCTCTGAAGTTACTTTAACACCGGATGAAATAAATCTTTCTACTGATGGAAGCGTTCCAACTAGATTTACTTTCCAGTCTCCAGTTTACCTTTCTGGACCACAAGGTCAGCAAGTAAGAGGGGCACCTATAGGAAGTGAGGCAACTGCTGAATATGCAGTCGTATTACTTTCAAATAGTTCAAATTATAGAGTTTTCATAAGTAGACTTGGTGAAAATGATATTATTACAAACATTAGGGTTGGTTCTCAACCTACTCTCGGAAGTTTGTTTAAATCTCAAAATGGATCAACTTGGACTCCATCCCAACTTGAAGACTTGAAATATAAACTTTACAGAGCAGATTTTGTTGATCAAGGTGTTGTAAGATATTATAATCCAATTCTTGCATTAAAAAATGAGAAGGTAACTGTTCTTGGACCAAATCAAATTACTACTTTAGATCAAAGAGCAATTATTAAACTAACAGAAGGGTCTGACATTAAGTCGGAAGTTACTCCAGGATCAACAATTATACAGAAAGATAATGCTCAAGGAAAACTAGTTTCTATTGGAGGAAGCATTTCTCCGGGATTGGGAGTAACAATATCAAATGTTGGGTCTGGTTACACAAATGGAACATTTACAAATGGTGGAACTGGATTTGAACTTATCACTTTAACTGGAAATGGTTCTGGTGCAAAAGCAAATATTACTGTAACTAATGGATCTATTAGTGATGTTAGTATTGTAACTGGAGGATTTGGTTATGTTGAAGGCGATGTTCTTAGATTGCCTCCAATAGGACAAAACGTTGGATTCGGTGGTCAGGTTATAGTTGATAATATTTCACTGAAAAACACATTAATTATTGATAACATTGTAAAGGGACCAAAACCTGGAGATAGTGCATCATTCTTCAACGACAAAATTATGTTCTTTGTAAATGCAGGAATTCAAACATATGTTGGATTTAGCTCATTTACATCATTACCTTCAAAATCAGAACTTGTAGTCTTTGACAATATTAATGATGGTCTTCATTTTAAAATTGATGCGGTTAACCACGGAATGCATTCATCTCAAAATTATGTAAGAATTAGTAATGTTAGACCTGAAGAAGATGAGCCAAACACATTATTAACTTCATCAATAACAAATACTGAAACAAGTGTAATAAATGTTGAGAGTACTAGTGGATTTGAAACTTTTGAAGGATTACCTGTCAGCGGTGAAAATCCGGGATACATTATTATTGGTGATGAAGTTGTTGGATATACAACTTTTACATCAACAAGTCTCGGTGCTGGAACTCCAACAATTACTAGAGGTGTTATTGGAGAATCTCAATCTTATGATGCAGGTACACCAATATACAGATATGAATTTAATGGAATTTCTCTAAGAAGAATTAACAAAATTCATTCACTATCAATCGTTGATCAAGATGTCCATTCAACAAAATTAAATTCTTTCTACGTTAAAATAGAAACTGGAAATAATGATTTTGAAGGTAATGAAATTGGAAGAAATAGACCAGATAATTTGGTATTTAACAGAAATGCAACTTTAGGAGACGCAGGTGCAATTGTATCAACAAATATTAATTTTGATATATTAACACCCAATTTTGCAACTATTAAACCAGCACAAACTTCAATAAAGTCCCAAGTAAGAACATATTCTGGAACTAGTATTGATGGAAATGAAACTTCTTTCGTAGATCAAGGTTATACCGAGATGAGTTTAGAGGAACCAACAGTATTCTCAAATCCTAGAATTATTGGTTCTAAAGTTAATGAATTAAGAAATATTGAAGACTCTCCCGGAAATCGGAGTTTAACGATGGAATTTAATCTTGAAACTGAAGATAGTAGAGTTTCTCCAGTTATTGATGATATAACAACTGGTGCTATTTTAACCTCTAACTTAATTAATGCTCCTGCCGGAATTGGAGATGATTCCAGATTTGCGGATGTTGAATATATTAGAGGAGGAGACGATGAACATGAGGCAATTTACATATCAAAACCAATATCACTTAAGTTGCCAGCTAATTCAATTAAAGTATTTTTAAATGCTGCCAGAACTGAAAATAATGATCTTAGAGTTTTATATAAACTCATAAGAGAAGATGGATCTGAATTTAATTCAAACTTTGAACCATTCCCAGGATATGCAAATTATAAAACTGGCTCATCTGGATTACTTGAAGTTATCGATCCATCAAAAAATGACGGATCTTCTGATACAAATATTTCGATAAATTCAAATACAAATTATCAAGAGTATGAATATACAATCGATAATTTACCAGAATTTACACAATTTGCAATAAAAATAATATTTGCATCTAAAAATCAGTCAGAACCTCCAATAGTTAAAGCATTAAGAGCTATAGCAACACTTAAACCATCTTTACAATGATATGGAAGATCAATTTAGAATTTATGAGGAATATGATGATGAGGATTACCAAAAAGTAGAAGGTAATCCTCATCTTTTAAAGGAAAAAAATACAGGAGCTGTAGTAAATATAGATCAACAACAATATGATTCATACATCAAAAATTATAAAAAAATTTACAATGAAAAGAAAATAATTAAAAATTTTGAAAATGAAATGAATGAAATGAAAAATGACATAAATGAAATCAAAGATTTGTTAAGATCTTTGATGCAAAATAAATAGTAGTATAGGAACCATAAAATCAAATGGCACAACCAGCTACAAGAGAAGAATTTATTGATTATTGCTTGAGAAAACTTGGTGCTCCTGTTCTTGAGATTAACGTTGCTGAGGAGCAGATCGAGGATCTTGTAGATGATGCTTTACAACTTTTTAATGAAAGGTGTTATGACGGTTCATACTCAACATTTTTAAAGTATCAAGTAACACAGGATGATATTGATAGGGGATTAGCAAGACCACCTTCTGGTGTAGGAATATCAACATATTCAGAAAGCACATATGATTATCATGAAAACTCAAATTACATTCCCCTACCTCCTCAAGTTTTAGGTGTAAGAAGAATATTTAAGTTTGAAGGCGAAAACTCCATATCTTCGGGAATGTTCAGTGTTAAATATCAGTTGTTTTTAAATGATGTTTATCATTGGGGTTCTCTAGATCTTTTAACATATGCAATGACAAAATCATATCTTTCCGACATTGATTTTCTTCTTACGACTCAAAAACAGATTCGTTTTAATAAAAGACAAGGAAGATTGTATTTGGATGTTGACTATAATCAACTTTCCGCAGGAAATTACTTAATTATTGATTGCGATAGGTTAATGAACCCCGCAGATTATTCATTAGTTTGGAATGATAATTTTTTAAAGCAGTACGCAACTTCATTGATTAAGCGTCAATGGGGACAAAATCTGATTAAGTTCCAAGGTGTAAAACTTCCAGGTGGACTTGAATTTAATGGAAGAACTCTTTATGAAGATGCTCAACGTGAAATAGATGCTCTTATGGATAAGATGTCTTCTACATACGAACTCCCACCACTAGACATGATTGGATAATATGTTAAATCCATTTTTTCTCAACGGCAGCAAATCAGAACAGGGTCTTATACAGGATCTAGTCAACGAACAGTTGAGGATGTATGGTGTCGATGTTTATTATATACCTAGATTTTTCTTAAAGGAAGATACTATTGTTAGGGAAGTTGTAGATTCCGAATTTGAAAACGCATATCCTATTGAGGCATATGTAAGTGATTATGAAGGATATGGAGGACAGGGAACTATATTATCTAAGTTTGGTCTTCAAGATATGGATGACTTAACTTTAGTTATTTCTAGAGAAAGATTTGAAACTTATATTACACCATTAATTAAAAATCTTCCAACTATAAAAGTTTCAGATAGACCAAAAGAAGGAGATTTGATTTGGTTCCCATTGGGAGATAGATTATTTGAAATTAAGTTTGTTGAACATGAAAAACCATTCTATCAACTCAGAAAGAATTATGTCTATGAACTTAGATGTGAACTTTACAGACCAGAGTCTGGAGAGGTTCTTGATACTGGAATAAACTACATTGATGATAACTTAATTGATCAATCGTATATCCAAACATTACAGATGGTTGGAGCAGGAGTAACTGCTCTTGCTGTTACGGGTAGATGTGCTACTGGTGGAATTAGACTTATTGAAGTTATTAGTATGGGAAATGGATATACATCTAATCCTGATGTTAATATCTCACAAGCACCTGCAGGAGGTATAACTGCAATAGCAACAGCAACTTTACAAAAAAATCTTCCCGATTTCTGCGAACCAAATAAAGATCTGTCTAAAGTTACTGAAATTAATTTAATAGATCCCGGATGTGGATACAGAAAAACAACATCCACAGACTTTTTAGAGGTTGAAGATACAACACCTATAGTTTCAATCTCTGGAGGAGGTGGTCAAGGTGCTGCCGGAATAGCATCTCTAGCAAATGGAACGATAGGAATAGTTACGATTACAAATCCGGGTTCTGGATATGTAATTAGACCAAGTGTAACATTTATAGGTGGCGGAGGAGTTGGTGCTGCTGCAACTGTGAGACTTACTCAGAGTGGTGCTATTAGTGCAATTTACATTACAGACGCTGGCACAGGATATACATCACCGCCAACAATTGTAATTAGTGATCCAGTTGATGCTGGTATAGGAACGTATAAATTTAACGAAGTTGTCGTTGGAACCATAAGTAGTACAACAGCAAGAGTTAAAAGATGGAATGTTAAATCCTACATTCTTGAAGTTGGATCTCTTAGTGGAAGTTTTACAGAAGGGGATATTTTAGTTGGACAAGACTCTGGTGCTAGATATCCAATAAGGATTATAAATACAGATAATTTGGAAGATCCACAATCTCTCAAACCTCTTAGTACTCCCGAAAATGAAGAGGACAAGCAAGGTGATAATAGAGATATTCAAATTGAAGCTTCTGAAACTTTAGATCAATCAGAAACAAATCCATTCGGAATACCATAAATGTTTAAATATTTTTATCACGAAAATATTAGAAAAACATTAGTGTCTTTTGCGACACTATTTAATAATATTTATGTTAGAGAAACTGATTCGGATGGTAATATCACAAAAAATAATAAGGTTCCTATTAGGTATGGACCTCGCTCAAAATTTTTATCAAGAATAGAAGAAGCACCAAATGATTTGAATAATCCAGTTCAAATTACATTGCCAGTAATGTCTTTTGAACATGGAGCACCACAATATGACCCAGAAAGAAAAGCAGTAACAACCGAGTATTTTACAGTAGAAGACCCAAACAATCCGCAAGGGTGTTTAAAGTCTTTTATGCCAGTTCCCTATACTATTCCATTTGAATTAAATATTATGGCAAAATTGGAAAAAGATGCTTGGCAGATTGTTGAGCAAATTTTACCATATTTTCAACCAGCATATACTTTAACAATTAAATTTACAGGAATACAAGAATTAAAAGATGTTCCTATTCAACTAGATTCTATAGAAAAACAGGATGATTATGATGGTAACTTTGAATCTAGAAGAACTATAATATACACTTTAAGATTTTCGGTAAAAACGTGGATGTTTGGTCCAGAAGAAGTAATTACTGACAGCATAATTAGAAAATCTATTATTGGATTTGTCGCGGGAACTTCGGCCCATCCTCCCGATTTTGATGCAATATTTAGAGACATTACAATAACTTCTACACCAGTAGCTGTAATTCCATATACAGAAACTGTCTTAGGTACTTTAACTAAAGATTTTACTTTAGAAGATACAGTTCTATTTTTAAATACAGTAGATGATGTAACATTAAATACGATAATTGGAATTGGTGATGAGATATTAAAGATTACATATATAGATGAAAATAATAAATCTTTAACTGTTTTAAGAGCAAATTATAATACTAAATCTGCTATTCATGTCTTAGGTTCTGAAGTTTATAAAGTTGTTGAAGCGGACAATGATTTGATTGAACCTGGTGATCCATTTGAAATTAATAGAGAAATTACATGAAAAACGACAAATTTGACGAAACATTTAACATAGAAAGCACTGAGATTACTCACGAAGTTGAGGTAGAATCTTTGCGTCCTGTTGAAGTTGAGAATGAATTGAATATTAAAAGAGATATAAGGAAGGATTATCAGTATAGTAGAGGAAATATATACTCAATTATTGAAAAAGGTCAAGAAGCAATCAATGGTGCTTTGGAGATGGCACAAGAAACAGAATCCCCAAGAGCATACGAAGTCACTGGACAACTTATTAAGAGTGTTGCAGATGCAACAGAGAAACTTTTAGACATTCAAAAGAAGTTAAAAGATATCGAAGAGATCAAAGATACAGGTCCATCAAATGTTACAAATGCATTGTTTGTTGGATCAACAGCAGAACTTACAAAGTTTATAAAACAACAGAAAAATAAGTCAGATACTAAATAAGAATATAAAGTAGTATCTGTTAAAAATGAGTCATTCTGATATCAAATCTGGAAAGAAAAAAGACGAAGAAGGTTACATGGCCCATTCCCAGATGGGAACTATGAGAAATGCTATTGGAAGACTGAAGAAGAATATTAAAAAGAAAGATCAACAGATTCCTGCTTGGGTGCAATCAAAAATAACAAAAGCATCAGATTACGTAGACACTGCGGCAGATTACATGGACTCAAACGAATCATTCAAAATGCCCTCGGCAATAGACCCTAAAGAGCATAAAAAAACACAAAAAGATCGAAAGATAAGAAACATGACTCAATCTTCCAATGAGAATGAGGCGGCAGTTGCAAAGAAAAAAACAAAAGGTCCCGAATGGCAAAGACCAACTTTGCAGAAAAATTCGTTTTCTCTTGTAGATCAAATTCTTTCAGAAATCGATCTCAATGAAGATCTTTCTATTCAAGGTGCAAAAGGTAATGAAATGTATCAGGTAGTTGACCTGATCAAACCAGAACCAATGATTTCAGAGCAAGGTGCTTGTGGGGAATGTGGATGTAGAGAATGTGTTTGTGAAACAGGTGAAGTGGAAAAATGGGAGGATTATGAAGAAGCACACGAAGATCTTGAAGAAAGTGAGCACAAAGGAGAAAAGAAATATTGCAAGAAGTGTAAGAAAAAAGAAACTAGAGATGAGTGCAAATATGGTGGAAAAGTTTGGGACAGAATGACTTCTGATGATGACGATGATGACGATGATGACGATGATTCTGGTGATGTAAGTGAAGCAGTAAGAATGAAGGCAAGAACTGGAAATTTAATTGCAGTAATTCTTACTTGGAGAGGTAAGTCATTGATGGTTAGAATGTTCTTCCCATCATTAAACTATCCAAGCAGATCCGAAGTCGAGGCAGAGGTTATCAAGATTTATCCAGGTGCAAGAGTCATTAACTATAGAAGAATCGAAGTAACTCCAGGAGCACCAGTTGTTCATGTTAATGAAGCAAAGCACACGGCAACAAAGTCTGATTTAGAAGGACATATTGGTGGTGGGAATCTTAAAAAATTAGCGACAAAGGCAGTAAAAAGAATAGATTATGATGTTGATGGTGATGTAGATCCTAATGATGCTGTTGAAAAGAAAACTGGAGAATATGGAGAAGTAGTTCCAACTCCATTTGGAAAGTTCAAAACTGGAATAGAAAAATCTTCATCCAAAAGGACAAAGAAATGAAAAGTTTTAATGAATTTTTAAACGAAGCAGATAAGTCCAGTATGCAGTGCAATAAACCAAAAGCACAGGCAGTAGGTGATTCAAAAACTGGAAAGTCTCATGTCGTAAAGGCATGTTCTGGTGGAAAAGAAAAACTTATCCGTTTCGGACAAAGAGGTGTAAAGGGGTCACCTGCTAAAAAGGGGGAGTCTGAAGGATATAAGAAACGTCGTAAGTCCTTCCAAGCAAGACATGCTAAAAATATAGCAAAAGGTAAAATGAGTGCTGCTTATTGGGCAAATAAAGTTAAATGGTGAGGTAATTTATGGGGAGTGAAGAACATTATCTAGGTAATCCACTTTTAAAAAAAGCAAATACCGCAATTGAATTTACAGCAGAACAAATAGAAGAAATTGGGAGATGTTATGATGATCCCCTATATTTTGCAGAGCATTATGTCCAGATTGTAACTTTGGACAAGGGATTACAACCCTTTAAAATGTATCCATTTCAAAAGAAAATGGTAACACGGTTTCATAAAAACCGTTTCAATATATGTAAACTTCCACGACAGTCTGGAAAATCAACAACTGTTTGTGCATACTTATTGCACTATGCCATTTTTAATGATAATGTAAATATTGCTATTCTTGCAAACAAAGCAAATACTGCAAGAGACTTGTTGCAGAGATTGCAAACTGGTTACGAAAATTTACCAAAATGGTTACAGCAAGGTGTTTTATCTTGGAACAAAGGTTCTTTAGAGTTAGAAAATAAATCTAGAATCTTTGCTGCTTCTACTTCAGCATCATCTGTCCGAGGAAGTACCTTCAACATTATTTTTCTAGACGAATTTGCTTTCGTTCCAAATAGTGTTGCCGACAATTTCTTTAGTTCGGTATATCCAACAATTACTTCTGGTCAATCATCCAAAGTTATAATTGTTTCAACTCCTTTTGGAATGAATCATTTTTATAAACTTTGGGATGATGCACAAAAGAAAAGAAACAGTTATGTTCCAACAGAAGTCCACTGGATGGATGTTCCTGGAAGAGATGAGAAATTTAAAGAGACTACCATTGCAAACACTTCAGAATCTCAGTGGAGACAAGAGTTTGAATGTCAGTTCCTCGGTTCTACGGACACATTAATATCGGGTGCAAAATTAAACACTCTTACATTCGATACACCATTGCAGTCTCATAATGGTTTAGATGTTTATGAGTTTCCTCAAAAAGATCACAATTACGTATTAACAGTTGATGTTGCGAGGGGAGTTGAAAAAGATTATTCTGCATTTACAGTTATAGATGTATCTCAATTTCCTCACAAGTTAGTAGCGAAGTATAGAAGCAATCAAATAAGACCCATAGTTTTTCCACAAACTATAAGAGAAATAGCAAAAAGTTATAATAAAGCATATGTATTATGCGAAGTTAACGACGTAGGTGATCAAGTTGCTGCTGGTCTTTTTTACGATCTTGAGTATGAGAATGTTCTTATGTCATCTATGAGAGGACGAGCAGGACAAGTTCTTGGACAAGGATTTTCTGGAAAGAAAGTGCAACTTGGCGTAAAGATGTCCAAGGCGACTAAAAAAGTAGGATGTCTTAACTTAAAGGCGTTAATAGAAGAAGATAAATTGTTAATTTCAGATTTTGACACTATTGCCGAGTTGACTACTTTTATTCAAAAACATGGGTCATTTGAAGCAGAAGAAGGAAGAAACGATGATCTTGTAATGTGTTTAGTCATCTACTCTTGGTTGATTCAACAGGACTATTTTAGGGAACTTACTGATCAGGATATCAGAAAAAGATTATATGAAGAGCAAAAAAATCAAATAGAACAAGACATGGCACCGTTTGGATTTGTTACTGATGGCATCTCCGATGAAGGATCTTTTGTAGATGATAGTGGGGATAGATGGCACACTGATGAATATGGTGATATGTCTTATATGTGGGATTATATGTAGTCTCTGAAAATACTCATTTTAATAAATATTTTTAGATAAACTGAGTCTTAGGAGAAAAAAATGGCGACTCCTCAATTGTCTCCTGGTGTATTAATCAGGGAAGTTGATTTAACTGTAGGAAGAATTGATAATGTTGTTGATAACATTGGTGCAATCGCAGGTCCTTTTGTAAAAGGTCCTGTTGAAGATCCCATCACTATTGAAACAGAAGATGAATTACTTAAAGTTTTTGGTCAACCAGTAAGTTCTGATGGACAGTATGAGTACTGGATGACAGCATCATCATTTCTTTCTTATGGCGGCATTCTTAAAGTCGTAAGAACAGATTCTGATGTAATCACTAACTCTAGCACAAGAACACAATTTGTCGGAGAAGTTGCTGCAATTGGAGCAGACGACGATATTCTTGTAGGTGCTGCACTTACTATAACATCCGGTCAAGACGACAGTGCTAGAACTGTTTCAGACACAACTCTGATTCTTGGCGAAATTGGTGCTGGTAACACAACTGGTTATGGATACACATATTCTGGTTCTGGAAACGGTCTGATCATTTCAGTTGGTCTTGGAACATCTGGTTCTGTAGAATCACTTGGAATTATTAATCCCGGTGAAGGATACTCCGCTGGTGATCAACTTAACATCAATGATATCATCCTCGGAAATCCAGCTGGTGATAATCCAGTAGTTATTACTGTTAATGCTGGTGCAGTAACTACCGAAGCACTTGAAAACGTTGTTGCTGATCCTGATCTGAAGATCAAGAATGATAATGATTATGCTGGACAAGAAGAAGAAGTATCAACAGCATATCTCTGGGCAGGTAAAAATCCCGGATCATGGTCAAACGGACTTGTAGTTGCGGTAATCGACGACCTTGCTGATCAAATTCTCGATCTTACTGGGTCATTTACTGCTGGCACTATCAACGACATCGAAGTTGGTTGTGGCGTTACTGTTACTCTCGACCAAGTAAGAAGACCAGTAAGAAGAACTGGAAGAAATGATTCGGGTGGTGGATTCTTCACTGAAGATGGATTCCTGAAAGGAATTGTAACTGGAGTTAACACCGAAACACAAGAAGTATCTGTAAGAGTTGTTTCTAAGGTTGCTCTCGACGGAACAGAAACTCCTGTTGAATATAAGAACAGATCTAGACACTCTTCGTTCAAACCAAATACCGAAATCGTATTCGTCGATGATGCTGGTGTTGGTCTTGCAACTTGTCAAATTCTTCAAGGAAACAAGGTTAAAGATTGGTATAACGAACAGGTTATTTCTCTTGAGACCGGAAGCATTCTCTGGAAATCTATTGCACAAAAACCATCCACTAATCAGTGGGTAGCAGAAAGAAAAGGAAGAAATGATGGTCTGCATGTTGCAGTATTTGATGAACTTGGAAATGTAACAGGAATCAAAGGAAATCTTCTTGAGAAGTTCACTGGTCTTTCTAAGGCAAAAGATGCAATCTCTGCAGTCAATCCTCCACAAAGACTTTTCTGGAAAGATTATATTGCACAGTATTCAAAGTATGTTTTTGCTGGAGATAATCCATCTGATATTTCCAACCAAGAAGACACATATGCTTCTGGATTTGATCTCGATACAGTAGTCGCAGGTTTTGGTAATCTTACTCCTCTGTCTCAGGCAGCAGGTCTTTGGAATCAAAGTGGTAAAGAAGTAGTTTTTGCAGTTCAAGGCGCAAAACTTTATAGACTTTCCGGTGGTAAAGACTATACCCCAGTTCTTTCAACAACAACTGCTGGTGCTTCTTCTACTATTGTTTCTTCAATTGTTGAAACACAAAACGCGAATACAGTAACAATTACTGAAACAACTACAATTGGATCCTTCAAGGCAACTCTTGGAGAACTTCTAAATGCATACGATTACTTCGCAGATGAAGATGAAATTGCAATCGATTACCTGCTGATGGGACCAGGACTTGAGGACAAAGAAGAATCTCAAGCAAAAGCTCAAAACTTAATTGCAATTGCTAATGAAAGAAAGGATTGCATCGCATGTATCTCCCCACATAGAGGAGATGTTGTATCCGATGGATTCTCATTCAAGAGCACTGATGATATAACTGATGACGTGGTTGAGTTCTTCTCAACACTGGCATCTTCATCTTATGCAATCTTTGATAGTGGTTATAAGTATACTTACGATAGATTTAATGATACCTTCAGATACGTTCCATGTAATGGAGATATCGCCGGTCTTTGCGTAAGAACTTCAATCGAAAGATATCCTTGGTTCTCCCCTGCTGGACAGCAAAGAGGTATCATCAACAATGCAGTTAAACTTGCATACAATCCAAATAAAGCACAAAGAGATCGTCTCTATGTTGCAAGAGTAAACCCAGTTATTACTCAGCAAGGTCTTGGAACACTTCTCTTCGGAGATAAGACCGCTCTCGGATATGCTTCTGCGTTTGACAGAATCAATGTTCGTAGATTGTTCCTCTATGTTGAACAAGCACTCAAGTCTCTTGCAGATGCTCAACTGTTTGAACTGAATGATGAAATTACAAGAGCAAACTTTGTTTCTGTCGTGGAACCATTCCTCGCAGATATCCAAACGAAGAGAGGTCTTTATGGTTACTTAGTTGTTTGTGACGAGTCGAATAATACACCAGATATTATCGACAATAATGAGTTCAGAGCAGATATTTATCTGCAACCAACCAAGTCTATCAACTACGTAACATTAACGTTTGTTGCCACTAGAACTGGAATTAGCTTCGGTGAAATTGCTGGCACCGTCTGATTATTTTAAAAATATTAACTAATTTCAATTTCGGAGAAAAAGAAAATGGCATTCAATAGTTTCGCGGACAAAAACGTAAGTCCATTAAAGAACCTAACCCAGTTCAAAAATCGCCTCCGTGGTGGAGGTGCAAGACCTAATCTCTTTGAGGTTAGAATTGATAGCTTCCCCGCTCCAATTACTGAATATTGGAATGCTGCAGATAGAGAAGACTTTCAGTTCATGTGTAAGTCTGCTGCACTGCCAGCATCTAACATCGCAGCAGTTGATGTTCCCTTCAGAGGTCGTATTTTAAAGGTTGCTGGCGACAGAACCTTTGATACTTGGACAGTTACCGTCATTAATGATGAAGACTTTAACCTCAGACACGCATTTGAGCAGTGGATGAACCACATGGCAAAACTTGATAATGCTTCTGGTGCTGTTAATCCTCAGTCTTATATGACTGATGCGATTGTAAGACAACTCGGAAGAGCGAATAAGAGAAATGGTATCAACGTAATGGCTGATGGTGAAGATAGGAATCAATCTGGACCACCAAACACTGGTTCTTATACACCACCAGTTCTGAGAGCATATAAGATGCATGACATCTTCCCAACTAATGTTTCTCAAATTGATCTTTCTTATGATACTGGTGATACCATTGAAGAGTTTACCGTAGAGTTCCAAATCAACTGGTTTGAGATTGAAGATGATAAGGCATTTAACGGTGCTGAAGGTTCAGTCGGAACTAACGGTGATAACGGTAGAGTCACCTAATAGAGTTGTCTAAATAGTAGGAAACACCACGTAATTTTAATAATGGCAAAGTTGTTCGGGTTTTCTATTGAAGACGACGATAAGTTACCAAAATCTGCGTTATCCCCCGTCCCCGTTAATAACGAGGATGGGGTTGACCACTATTTAACTAGTGGTTTTTTTGGTTCTTATGTTGATATTGAAGGTGTATATAGAAATGAGTTTGAGTTAATAAAGAGATATAGAGAGATGGCACTGCATCCAGAAGTGGACAGTGCCATTGAAGATATTGTGAATGAGGCAATAGTATCAGATACAAATGATAGTCCTGTTCAAGTAGAACTTTCTAATCTTAATGCTAGTGATGGTATTAAGAAAAAAATAAGAGAAGAGTTTAAACATATTTTAAATTTATTGGATTTTGATAAGAAGTGCCATGAAATTTACAGAAATTGGTATATTGATGGACGTATTTTTTATCATAAAGTAATCGATTTAAAAAATCCCGAAGAGGGTATTTTGGAGTTAAGATATATTGACTCCATGAAAATGCGTTATGTGAGACAAGAGAAGCAGAACAAAGCAAAGAACGGTGTTTCTCCAATCATGATGAATTCTGGACAACAACAAGATCCTATGGATTTTAAGTTTCCGGAGATAGAAGAATATTTTATTTACACTCCTAAAACTACATATCCAGTTGGAAAGGGAAATCCAGCAACTTCTGGAGGTGCAAAAGGTGGTGGAGTTAAGATTGCAAGAGATGCTATTGCATATTGTACATCTGGATTGGTAGACAGAAATAAAGGAACTACACTTTCTTATCTCAATAAAGCAATTAAATCACTCAATCAACTCCGTATGATTGAGGATTCTCTTGTAATTTACAGACTTTCAAGGGCACCAGAACGTAGAATTTTTTATATTGATGTTGGCAATCTGCCAAAAATGAAGGCAGAACAATATCTTCGTGATGTCATGATGCGTTATCGTAACAAGTTGGTTTACGATTCAAACACTGGTGAAATCCGTGATGATAAAAAGTTTATGGCAATGCTTGAAGATTATTGGTTGCCACGTAGAGAAGGTGGTAGAGGAACAGAAATCTCCACTCTTCCCGGTGGTCAAAATCTTGGTGAAATCACAGATATTAACTATTTTCAAAAGAAACTTTATCGTTCACTGAATGTTCCACCATCAAGAATGGATGGTGAAGGTGGATTTAACTTAGGACGTTCCTCTGAAATCTTAAGAGACGAACTGAAATTTACCAAGTTTGTTGGGCGTTTAAGAAAGAGATTCTCCAATCTTTTCAATGATCTTCTAAGAACTCAACTACTTCTAAAGAACATTATTACTCCGGAAGATTGGGAAGTAATGTCTGAGCACATTCAATATGATTTCTTATATGACAATCACTTCTCAGAACTTAAAGATGCTGAGTTGATGACTGAAAGACTGAATCTTGCAGCAACAGCAGAACCTTATATTGGTAAGTATTTCTCTTCGGAGTATGTAAGAACTCAAATTCTTAGGCAAACTGATGGTGAGATTATCGAAGAAGATAAGAAAATTAAAAAAGAAATTGCTAAAGGAATTATCCCAGATCCCAATGCACCCGTAGATCCAGAAACTGGACTCCCAATGGAACCATCTGTTGCTCCTGGAGCAGATAACATGAATGGAGCATCTGGAAAAGTTCCTCTTGATGGGAAGGTTCCAGAAGTTGATGGGAAAATTGCAGAACCCCCAACTGCTAAATAACAAAAAAACATGTAAAAACTATGGATAACATTATCGATTTAATTACTCAAGATGAGTCACCTTCCGAAATCAGTGACGCAATCAAAGATACTCTTTTCTCAAAGGCAGCAGAAAAGATTGATATGATAAGACCAGAGATTGCGTCTGTACTCTTTAATGGTGTTCAAGAAACATCAGAAGAAGAATAATTTATAAATACACTGCTTCATAAATAATATTATAAATTAGTAAAATAGTCATGATCATCAAACCTAAAGGTGTTGCTGTAAATATTGTTGGTATTGCCTCAACTGTTGCCGATCTTGGTGGGGTTGGAGCAACTTTAGTGTCTGTTGTAAATACACAATCTGCTCCTGCTTTAGTATCTTTAAATCCCGATGGAACTAATGTTTATCTTGCGGCTGGAGAAAGAGCACTAATTCAAAAATTAGCAACAACTACGCTTACAGCTGGATCTGGTGATCCTGTTTATGCAACTAACGTAGGATTTACAAACTAATCTCATGAAACTAATCAAAGAAGAAATCGAATCAGTAAATTTTATTACTGAGGAAAAAAACGGAAAGAAGTCACTTCATATTGAAGGAACTTTCCTCCAAGGAAACATTAAGAATCGTAATGGTCGTATGTATCCTATGGAGACTCTTCAGAGAGAAGTCAAGAGATACAATTCGGAATATGTTGAAAAAGGACGTGCTCTTGGTGAACTTGGTCACCCAGACGGTCCAACTGTAAATCTTGACAGAGTTTCTCACATGATCACCTCTTTAAAGGAGGATGGAACAAACTTTGTTGGTAAGGCAAAAATCCTTGACACACCAATGGGTAAAATTGCATCCTCACTGATCGGTGAAGGTGTAAAACTTGGAGTTTCTTCAAGAGGAGTTGGTTCTCTTGTTGAAAAAAATGGGGTTAAAGTTGTCAATGATGACTTCATGTTGGCAACTGCTGCCGACATTGTTGCCGATCCATCTGCACCTGATGCCTTTGTAAATGGCATCATGGAAGGTGTTGAGTGGGTCTGGAATAATGGCGTTTCTGAGCAAAAAGTAGAAAGTCTTCAAAAAAAGATTGATAAATATGCCAGAGAACGTGCTTTAAACGAGCAGGCACTTAGTCTTTTCAATGAGTTTCTTAACTCGTTGTAATTAATTAATTTATAAATAAATATAGTTTAACTTATAAGAGTTTACGGAGAGTCCAAATGTCCCGTGGTAAAAATTTACAGGAAATGGAAGCAGGCACTACACAATCCAAAACTGCTGTCAATGCTGGAGCAAAAGGTGCAGATCCAATGCAGAAACTGACTACAGGTATTCCTGATGGTCAATCAACAAGTTGGCAAGATCTTGGTGGTCCTACACCAGATAATTATAAGCCCGATGATTCTTCTGCGGAACTGAAGGATGCTTCAGGTCCACTTAAGCAAGTTAAAGATGTAGTTACAAAGGGTTCAAAAGCAGCAGAAGGAATGCAAAAAGCTCCTGCTTACTCTACTACTGGTGGAACATCAGTTTCCCGTGGTGGTGGAGATGCCATGCAGAAAATGGCAAACCCTGTTAAGGAAGAAGAAGAATTGGAAGATGAAGTAATTGCAGAGGATGAAGTCGAAGAGACCACCGATGTAGTTGCGGAAGAAGAGACAGTAGAAGAAGAAGAAGTAACTGAAGAAGTTACTGAAGAAGAAGAGTTTGACATCGAAGAAGATGTTCATGCACTTCTTGATGGTGAAGAACTCTCCGAGGACTTCCAAGAGAAAGCACGTACAATTTTTGAGGCAGCACTTCGTTCTAAAGTAACTGAAGTCCGCGAATCTCTCGCAGCAGCATACGATGAAAGACTCGTAGAAGAAGTTGCTGAGATCAAGTCTGTTCTTGAAGAGCGTGTTGACGCATATCTTGAGTATGTTGCTCAAGAATGGTTAGAAGAAAATGCACTTGCAGTTGAGCAAGGCATCAGAACAGAAATGACTGAATCCTTCATTCAAGGTATGAAGGGACTTTTTGAAGCACATTATGTAGAAATCCCTGACGAAAAATATGATGTCCTTGAGAGCATGGTAGAAAAACTTGATGACATGGAGACAAAACTCAACGAGCAGATTGAGAAGAACGTTTCCCTTAACAAGCGTCTCGCAGAGTCGGTTGCTGATGGAATCTTTGATGATGTTGCTGAGGGACTTGCCCTGAGCCAGAAAGAAAAGCTCGCTTCACTTGCTGAAAGTGTTGAGTTTGAAAGTGAGATACAATATCGTGAAAAACTGGAGATGCTGAGGGAATCTTATTTTTCAGCGCAGAAAACTCCAAAAGCAACATCTGAGTCCCTCTCCGAGGGTGTAGATACTACTCCTGAATCCGTTTCACCTGGAATGGAATCCTATATGAGAGCACTCAATTCAGTTGCAAAAAACTGAATTTAATATTAAAAACAAACGCACTTTAGTAAAAGGTAAAAAGCAATGTTTCAATCAGAAGCACTGCAGAAAAAGTGGGCACCTCTTCTGGAGCACGAAGGTTGCGAAGCAATCAAAGACTCCCACAGAAAGGCTGTAACCGCTGTTCTGCTTGAGAACCAAGAAAGATTTTTAAGAGAGCAATCTGCTTTCAATGCAGGTGGACTCCTGACCGAGACTCCAACCGTTAATACTAACTCCGGCCCCGTAGGTGGAGATGGTGTTGGTGGTCCTGGTTTTGGTGGATCCGCTGATGCTGCTGGTCCAGTAGCAGGTTTCGACCCCGTACTGATCTCACTGATCCGTCGTTCAATGCCTAACCTGGTCGCTTATGACCTCGCAGGCGTTCAACCAATGAACGGTCCAACTGGTCTCATCTTTGCGATGAGAGCACGTTATGAGGATCAGGCAGGAGCAGAAGCACTGTTCAACGAACCAGATACTGCATTCTCTGGACAAGGCGACCAATTCAACCATGGACTTGGTGATTACACCAGAAATCCAGGAAACGGAGCAGCCGTTGGTCTGGGAACAACTGCAGCATCGGGAGACAACCCAGGTCTGTTGAATCCAAACGGAACCGAGACTGACTACAGCGTTGGTCAGGGCATGGCAACTGCTGATGCTGAGGCACTTGGAGTTGATGGTGGAAACCAGTTCAACGAGATGGCATTCTCCATCGAGAAAGTTCTCGTTGAAGCAAAGTCAAGAGCACTGAAGGCGGAATACAGCCTTGAGCTCGCTCAGGATCTGAAGGCAATCCACGGTCTGAACGCAGAAGCAGAACTCGCCAACATTCTCTCCACAGAGATTCTGGCAGAGATTAACCGTGAAGTCATCAGAACCATCTATAAGGTTGCTGAACCTGGCGCACAACTTAACACTGCAACTGCTGGTGTATTTGACCTCGACATCGACTCCAACGGTCGTTGGTCAGTTGAGAAGTTCAAGGGCCTTCTGTTCCAAATCGAAAGAGATGCGAACCAGATTGCACAAAGAACTCGTAGAGGAAAGGGCAACGTAATCATGTGCTCTGCTGACGTTGCTTCGGCACTCACAATGGCAGGAGTACTTGACTACACCCCAGCACTCAACGCTAACCTCAATGTTGATGACACTGGCAACACCTTCGCAGGTGTGCTGATGGGCAAATTCCGCGTCTACATTGACCCATATTCTGCAAACAACGCTGCTAACCAGTATTACGTTGTTGGTTATAAGGGTTCCTCACCTTATGATGCAGGTCTCTTCTATTGCCCATATGTTCCTCTCCAAATGGTTCGTGCCGTTGGTGAGAACACCTTCCAGCCAAAAATCGGATTTAAGACCCGCTACGGCATGGTCGCTAATCCATTCGCTGAGGGTACAAATCAAGGTCTCGGTAGACTCCAGACCAACCAAAACCGCTACTACAGAAGAGTTAGAGTTCAGAACCTCATGTGATCCATTCGGTTCACACGAAATACTCGGGGGTCTTCGGACCCCTTTTTTTATTCTAAATATTTAAAAAAGTCATGGCAGCTTCAAGAAGAGGTCAATTAACAAATAGAAATTATCTTTCAAGCACTGGGTTTAAGTTTGTTTTGAATAGGTCTCCCAAAACAGCTTTTCTTTGCAACAAAGCAAATATACCAGGAATAACTTTAGGAGTTGCAGAGCAATCAAACTACCTAACGAATCCAATTCCTCATCCTGGGGATAATATGGTTTTTGAAGACTTTGAAATTGATTTTATTGTTGATGAGGATATGGAAAATTATATGGAAATCCAATTTTGGATGAGGGGTCTGGGATTTCCAGAAACTTTAGAAGAAATATATGATTGGCAAAATGATCCAAATAGTTATTTGTATGGTGGATTAGATGCAAATATGAATCTTTATTCTGATGGAACATTATTCATTTTGAATAGCAATCTTAGATTAAATCATCAAATAAGATTCAGAAAAATGTTCCCATATAGATTATCGGACCTTTCTTTTGATGCAACAAATACTGAAGAAGAATATTTCACTGCTACTGTCAGTTTTAAATATATGATGTATAATATAGCAGATGAAAAGGGATACATCAAACCAAAACGATATAGTTAATTATGGCAATTGATTTAGACATTATACAGTCTATGTGGGAAAAAGATTCTAAAATAGATCCAGATAATTTACATACAGAATCTTTAAATATACCCAGACTACATGCAAAATATTATGAGATTTATAATACACTAACACTTTTAAGAGCAAAAGCAGAAAATAAAAAAAGAATCGTGAGGAAAGATCAACATGAGTATTATACTGGAAAAGCAGATCCTGATGTTTATGTGGAGAATCCATTTCCTAAAAAAATCCGTGACAAAGAAACTCTCAAACAATATCTGGATGCCGATGAAACGATTACTCAGTGTTCGTTGAAGGTGGAGTATTATGATGTTATGCTTCGTTATTTGGAAGATATAATTAAAACAATACACAACCGCACATATCAAATTAAGAATGCTATTGAGTATCAGAAGTTTATGAGCGGTATGGGATAGAATCTAAATACATTAGTTGTAGCAATGCTTTATGACTAATGTGACTATAAGCAAAAAGAATGAGGTTTACATTAAGTTAGAATGTGAACCTCATGTTTTGTATGATCTTGAACCCCATTTCACATTTGATGTAGAGGGGGCAAAGTTCATGCCGCATATGAGAAATAAGCATTGGGACGGAAAGATAAGATTGCTTAGCACTCATACAGGAGAGATTTATGCAGGTCTTCTGGATAGAGTTGTAGCAAAGTTAAAGAAATATGATTACGAATATACATTTAAAGATAGTAAGTACTATGGTCTTCCGTTTGAAATAAACGAGGAGATATGTCCAGAAGGCGTTGCAGACTACATGAAAAGCATTTGTAGTCATGAACCCTATGATTACCAAGTAGACGCTGTTTACGAGTGTCTGAGATACAATAGAAAACTTATATTGAGTCCTACTGCATCTGGCAAATCTTTAATGATTTATTCGATCATAAGATATTATGTTGCAAAGGGTAAAAAGATTCTTATTGTATTCCCAACTACATCTCTTGTTCGTCAGATGTTTAATGACTTCAAGGACTATGGATGGGATGCCGATGAGTATTGTCATTTGATTTATTCGGGTAAAGAGAAGAATACTGATATGCCCGTTACTCTCTCTACATGGCAATCTTTATATACTCTTCCTAAAAAATATTTTGAAAACTTTGATTGTGTGATTGTTGATGAAGCACACGGAGCAAAGTCAAAGTCATTGATTGACATTATGAAAAAGTGTCACAATGCAAAATACCGTTTTGGGTTTACAGGAACTCTTTCTGGGAGTAATACTCATGAGTGGGTTGTTTGTGGATTGTTTGGTCCGCAATATAAGACCATTGGGACTTCTGAGATGATTGAGAAGGGAAGAGCATCTCAGTTGGATATTAACTGTTTACTTCTCAAGCATAAACCTCAGAAGTTTGAGACTTATGAAGATGAGATTCAGTTTCTTATTACCAATGAAAAAAGAAATAAGTTTGTTAGAAATTTGGCGCTTAGTCTCAATGGTAACACTCTTGTGTTATTTTCAAGAGTAGAAACTCATGGACAGATACTATTTGATTTAATAAATAATCGTAAGGAAGAAGGTCGAAAGGTTTTCTTCGTTCACGGTGGAGTTGATACAGACGAAAGAGAAGCAATTCGACAGATTACTGAGAAAGAAAATAATGCAATCATCGTTGCTTCTTATGGTGTTTTTAGTACAGGAATTTCTATTAAAAGACTTCATAATATAGTCTTTGCATCACCTAGTAAGTCTAGAATAAGAAATCTCCAAAGTATTGGAAGGGTATTGAGAAAAGGAAAGAACAAAGATAAAGCTACCCTCTATGATATTGCTGATGATACCACTTATAATTCAAAGAAAAATTATACATTAAATCACTTTATAGAAAGGATTAAAATTTACGTCGAAGAAGATTTTAACTATGAAATAATACCAATAAATATCGGAGGAATTTAGCATGGAAGATGATTTTTATGCTTCAATAAAATTAATAACAGGAGAAGAGATTTTTGCTAGAGTAATGCCTTGCATTCAAAAAACTAATTTTACTTTAATTTTAAATAATCCTGTAACATTTTCTGAATTTAAAAGTAGAAATGGAATAACCGGATACAAAATTGAACCATGGTTAAAAACTAATCATGAGGATTTAATAGTTATAAGTATGGAAAGAGTGATTACTATATCCGAAACAACTGATGCTGAAATAATTGAAATGCATCAATCATTTGTTAATAAATTTTATACTATGAAAAATAAAAAGATTAAAGGTGGAAATATAACTAAAAAAATGGGATACCTTGGAACTGTAAAAGATGCTAAGAACCTTTTAGAAAGAATATACAAAAAGTCTCCTGATGTAGATATACATAAAGATAATTAGATATTAATATTTCTCAAAGGGCAACAAACCCAGTCTACTTAAATTACAATATCTTGTCAAGCCCCTTGATTTTATTTCGTAAAAGTGTTATCATGTCTACATAATAGATTAGATAATTTTATGATATACAATCCTGGCGTTATGGCTAAAAGAAAAAGATCGGTCCATTACGTTAACAATAAAGATTTTCTTGATGCTCTGATAAAGTATAGAGAAGAAGTTGAGTTAGCGGAAAAAAGGGGAGACCCTAAACCAAGAATAAGTAATTATCTTGGGGAGTGTTTTTTAAAGATTGCGACACACTTGTCATTTAAACCAAACTTTGTAAACTATATCTTCAAAGATGATATGGTTTCCGATGGCATTGAAAACTGCGTTCAATACATTCACAATTTTAATCCAGAGAAATCAAAAAATCCTTTTGCATACTTTACCCAAATTATTCATTACGCATTTCTTAGAAGAATTCAGAGAGAAAAGCGTCAATTAGATATTAAAAATAAAATCCTCGAACGCACCGGATTTGACGAAGTGTTTCATGATGACTCCGGTATTGACGGAATGAACTACAGCGACTATAATTCCATCAAAGACTCTGTGCATTCTAAACTCCGTAACTGATGAAGGTAGCAATCATAACTGATCAGCACTTTGGTGCTAGAAAAAACTCAAAACTTTTTCATGACTACTTTCTCAACTTTTATGAGAATGTGTTTTTTCCAACTTTAGAAAAAGAGGGTATCACCACTGTCATCGATATGGGTGATACCTTTGATAGTAGAAAGGGTATTGACTTTGCTGCTTTAGCATGGGCAAAGAATCATTACTATGATCGACTATCTGATATGGGCATTGAAGTTCATACTATTGTTGGAAATCACACTGCCTACTATAAAAATACGAATGATATTAATGCAGTAGATCTTCTTTTACGAGAATATTCCAATATAAAAATATACAGTGAACCTACTGAAATCAAACTTGGAAATCTCGATGTTTTACTTTTACCTTGGATAAATCCCGAAAATGAAAGCAATACTTATTCACTTATTAAAACTACAACTTGCTTATGTGCGATGGGGCACCTTGAGTTGGCAGGATTTAGAGTTAATTCGCAAATCATCATGGAGCATGGTTTGGAGAGCAAACTATTTGAGAAGTTCACCAAGGTCTTCTCGGGACACTATCACACTAGATCGAATGACGGACGAGTCTTCTACTTAGGTAATCCCTATGAAATGTATTGGTCTGATTGGAATGATACTAGAGGATTCACAATCTTTGATACGGAAACTTTAGATCATCATCACATTGATAATCCTTACAACATGTTTGAGATTATTAACTATGATGAAGATACTACAGAGTTAGATTCAGACTACGAAAATAATATCGTAAAGGTTGTAATAAAAAATAAAAACAATCAACTTAAATACGAAAAATTTCTAGACAAACTTTACTCACAAAATCCTGCTGAAGTAAAGATTGTGGAAAACTTTGAAATCAATATAAAAGATTTTGAAGAAGACATAGAGTCAGAAGACACCATTTCTATCTTAGATAGATATATTCAAGAGTCTGAAACTGACATGGACAAAACTGAGATCATGTCAATCATCAGAGAAATCTATCAGGAGTCGTGCGAGATGGTGTAACATGTATATCATAACATTAGAGGGTAGGGAAGAGGAAGGAGCTTATTCAGTAACAAACGAAGTCGGTGATCAAGTCCTTTACATGTTTGAGGATGAAGATGATGCACTTCGATTTGCTATGATGCTTGAAGACGATAGGGATTACCCTCCAATGCATGTGATAGAAGTTGACGATGATGCTATACTGAAAGCATGTAGAGAAAATTCATACGAATACAATATTTTCTCTGAGCATGAATTTGTAATTCCCCCTGAAGAAGACGGTAATGATTTTATTTGAAAAGATTCGATGGAAAAACTTTTTAAGCACCGGAAACCAATTTATTGAGATTGACTTTTTAAAATCTGAATCAACCCTAATTGTTGGGCAAAACGGAGCAGGTAAGAGCACCCTTCTTGATGCTCTTACTTTTGTGCTGTTTGGTAAATCTTTTAGAGGAATCAACAAACCACAACTTATTAACTCGTCGAATGAGAAAGATTGTGTTGTAGAGATTGAGTTTAAGATTGGATCTGTTGAATGGAAAGTTGTAAGAGGTATAAAACCAAGTTTGTTTACGATTTCTAGAAACGGAAAGGAAATAGATCAGCAGTCGTCGGCAGCAGATCAACAAAAGTGGTTTGAGCAAACAGTTCTGAAAATGAACTACAAATCATTTACTCAAGTTGTTATTATTGGTAGTAGTAACTTTACTCCTTTTATGCAACTTACTGCAGCAAGTAGAAGAGAAGTAATTGAAGATCTTCTTGACATTAAAGTGTTTTCTTCTATGAATTCTTTAATTAAAGAAAAAATAAAATTACAAAAAGATGAAGTTAAAACTTTAGATCTTAAGAAAGATTCTCTTAAAGATAAAGTCGAAATGCAGTCAAGTTTTATTGAAAAAATTAAAAATGAGGGGAAAGGCAAAATTCAATCATTAAATAATGATAATGAAAAGTTTATGAAAGAATGTGATTCTTACATAAGTGCAAATGATTCTCTTGAGGAAGAACTTTTTGAAAATAATAAGCAAATAGAAGAACTTTCTGATTGTAAACCAAAACTTAAAAAGTTTGCAAATATGAGAGGAAAGTTTTCTCAAAAAATTGCCACAGCAAAGGAAGACAAGAAGTTTTTTGAAGAAAATTCGGTTTGCCCTACCTGTAGACAAGATATAGAAGATCGTCATAAGTTAAATATTATTAGTGAGTCTGAAAAAAAGACAAAGGATCTGCAATCTGCATATAAAGAACTTGAGCAGGCCATTCGTGATGAAGAAATCAGAGAAGATCATTTCCTTCGGATTTCAAAAGTAGTAAACAACCTAACGAATGAAATTTCTCAAAATAATCTTAGAGTCTCTGGACTCCAAAGAAGAATCCGAGATAATGAATCGGAAATTCAAAGAATTACCAATGACTTGGAAAACGAAAATTCTGAACATGAAAAGTTAGCGGAGTTTAAAGAAAAACTGAATACTGTCTTCGAGGAGTTATCTGAGAAGAAACGAAAAATTTCATACTACGATTACTGTTACAGTCTTCTAAAAGACTCTGGTGTAAAAACACAAATCATCAAAAAGTATCTTCCTCTAATCAATCAACAAGTGAATAGATACCTTCAGATGATGGATTTTTACATTAACTTTTCTCTGGACGAGGAATTTAACGAAACCATCCAGTCACCGATTCATGATCAATTTAGTTATGGATCTTTTAGTGAGGGTGAACGACAACGGATTGACTTGGCACTTCTTTTTACTTGGAGAGAAGTTGCCAAGATCAAAAACTCAACTAATACAAATCTTTTGATTATGGATGAGGTGTTTGATAGTTCACTTGATGGCAACGGAACAGAAGAGTTTATTAAGATTCTTCGTTTTGTTGTGCAAGACGCCAATACGTTTGTCATCTCCCATAAGGTGGGAATGGAAGATCGTTTTGAAAGTGTGATAAAATATGAAAAGTATAAAGGATTCAGTCGTATTGTATGATACCAGAAGACTCTAATAATAGTAGTATTTTTGCTTTGACTGAACAGGTTAGTAGGTTGAAGGCAGAGGTTTCTCAATTGAGATCTGACTACAGGAACTTAAAACGTGCTATACTCAATGTCCCCGACCTAGGGGAAAAAGTCCAAAAGAAACTCTGGGAATGATGACTACCCCAAACTGGCAACACAACTCTGGTAAACCCCAGAAACGAAAACTTAAACCACAAGCACTGCGACAAGCAAAAGCACGTCGTCAGGCACTCAAGAACAAGCACCCCAAACGGGGTGTTTTTTTTTATTTTTATAAATAATTTCACGGTATAGTAAAAAAAATGAATTCCCAAGATTTACGATATCTTCAAGAAGCATATATGGAAGTTGTTGAAAATCAGCAACTTGATGAACTTTCGATTGACACTTTACGTCGGGCTCGTAAAGAAAGATTTAATAGAGTTGATGAACTTGAAAAATCTGGTCTTCTTGATTTGACTGGTGATGATGAAGATAAACGAGGCAGAAAAAAATTACGCAGAACGCAGAGAGCAATTGCAAGAAAAACCGCTCCAGGGAAACCAGATGATCCTCATAAAGGTGCCAGTGCAAGACTGAATATGGAAATGGAGTATGATGTTTTTGATGCAATTTTAGAGCACCTAGTTGCCGAAGGTTTTGCTGATACAAACGAAAATGCTTTAGTCATTATGGCTAATATGAGTGAAGAGTGGAGAGAGAGTATTGTTAGCAATCTTATTGACTGAGGACACTTCAAAAAGCGTCACACCACCTCCCGGAAACGGGGGGTTTTTTCGTGTATACTGATTCCAGTCGAACGAACCCACCATGATCAACTACGAAGTCCAAGCAGGTGTTGCTCGCATTCTGGCAACTGAGAATTTGGTTGTCGAGCACCGCAAGTGTGATACTGCACAGTTCAATGTCCATACCCGTGTCCTGACTCTTCCCAAGTGGGAAAAAGCATCTCCCACTGTCTTCGACCTTCTGGTTGCACATGAAGTCGGTCATGCTCTTTACACTCCTGACATTAACTGGATTGCTGACCGTAAGATTCCTCCCAACATTGTGAACATTGTTGAGGATGCTCGCATTGAGAAACTGATGAAGCGTCGTTTCGGTGGTCTTCCTAAGATCTTCTATCGTGGATATTCTGAGATGCAGCAGGATGACTTCTTTGAGTTGAAAGATGATGATTTGAGCACTTATAGTTTTCCTGATCGTATCAACCTTTACTTCAAGGTCGGTAACTTCCTTGATATTCGATTTGATCCTGACGAACTTCCTATCGTCGAGATGGTAAAGAATGCCGAGACATTTGATGATGTCTTGGATGCTGCTGAGGCAGTTTATGAGAAGTGCAAGAAACCAGAAGATACTGTTCAAGAGGATGTTCCCGCTCAGATTGACTCTTCTCAATCTGGTGGTGGCAGTGACTTCTCTGATACTGAAATGCCCCAAGATTCTTCTCAAGGTGAGCAAAGTGAAGAAGGTGAGCAGTCTGCATCTGAGCAAGATTCTGAAACTAACGATTCTGGATCTACTGTTCCCGATTCTCAACCTTCCGATCAGGATACTCAAACTAATCAAACTGATAATGGTGCTGGTAAAGGTTCTGGAACTGAAACCCGCACTGACAGCACCTTGAATCGCACACTGTCAGAACTCAATCAAAACAATTCTCCAGACAATATTTATCTGGAGTTTCCGGATCTCATGATGGAAAATGTTATTGCATCTAACTCTGAGATTCATGATTACATCGACCAAGAGTTTGCTGCTCAACTAAAAGCACAACCTGATTACCTGGGTCAAAGCATCTTTCATAATGCGGATTCTGAATATCAAAAATACAAATCGGAATCTATTAAGGAAGTCAACTATCTTGTCAAAGAGTTTGAGTGCAAGAAGTCTGCAGATGCCTATGCCCGTGCTACGGTGTCTAAAACTGGTGTCCTTGATTGCACCAAACTTCATACCTACAAGTACAACGAAGATCTCTTCAAGAAAGTCACCACAATTCCTGATGGTAAGAATCATGGTTTGATCTTCATTCTTGATTGGTCTGGATCGATGGGTCAAACCATTATCCAAACTGTTAAGCAACTGTTCAACTTGGTCAACTTCTGCAAGAAGTGCAACATCCCCTTTGATGTTTATACTTTCACGCAAAACTGGAAAATTAATTTGCAGACTTCTTGTAATGTCAAACCTATTGCGGGTAAAATCAAGGTTGACGATGATTTCTGTCTCATGAATATTCTCACCAGTTCTGTGAGTAATCGTGTGATTGAAAATCAGATGAAGAATATCTGGCGAGTTGTTTATGCCATTAGAATGTGGACTCCTTATAGTTATCCTGCTCGTTTGACTCTTTCTGGCACTCCTCTTAACGAGACGATGTGTGCTCTCCGTAAGATCATTCCTGCGTTTCAGAAGAAAACCGGACTCCAGAAAACTCACTGCATTGTCCTGACTGACGGTGAAGGTAACACCCTTCAATATCACAAGGAAGTCACTCGTAAGTCATATCATGACGATGGTGGGACTTACACTCAAATCGGCACTTCTACTGCCTATTACACTGATGGTGAAGTTTTCCTTCGCAATCGTGCCACCGGCAAGGTTTATCGATTTAAAAAGCATAACGCATATTCTCACCAAGACACTCTTCTTGAAGCACTTCAGGATGAGTTTCCAGATGTCAACTTCATCGGATTCCGTATCCTCGATAGTGGTCATGAAGCAGGTAAACTGATTCAGGCATACTGCGATTACACAGAATCTGAGAAGTTGATGTCTTCTTGGAAGAAGAACAAGGTCTTCAGCATCACTTCTAGTCCCTACAGCAGTTACTTCGGACTGTCCAACTCTGCTCTGCAGAACGATGTTGACTACCTTGACAATCTGGAAGATGGTGCAACCAAAACTCAGATTCGCACCGCAATGCGTAAAACCCTTGCAGGTAAGAAGATGAACAAGAAGATTCTCTCCGAGTTCATCGATCTGGTTGCCTAATGTGCCAGTCGGCAGAGTGTCCACTCTGGACACTCACCACCCCCATCCATGCCCTATACTTACTTCAGTTCAAACAAACCCACACAATGATCACCATGACTCAAGACCAAATCATCAACGAACTCAAGTCCCTCTACGGCAACGAGATCACCACCAGTGATGTCAATGCATACTGTGCCATGCACGACGTTTCTTATCCCACCATCACCCGTCGTCTTGAGCAATACAAGACCAGTCGTGGTCGTTGGAATCTTGAAGTGACCGAAGAGCGAGTCCAGGAGATCGAGACCGCTTTCAATGCTCCTTCTGTTGTTCCCGATCAGGAACGTGTTGCCTTTATTCCCGAGAAAGACCAAACTTTCGTCCCGTTTGGGAACTTTTCTGACCTTAAAAAGATCATCAAATCCAAGATCTTCTACCCTGCTTTCATCACTGGTTTGTCCGGTAACGGCAAGACCCTGAGTGTCGAGCAGGCATGTGCTCAACTCGGTCGTGAGTTGATTCGTGTCAACATCACCATCGAGACCGATGAGGATGATCTGATTGGTGGTTTCCGTCTCATCAATGGTGATACTGCCTGGCATAATGGTCCTGTCATTGAGGCACTTGAGCGTGGTGCCATCCTTTTGCTGGATGAGATCGATCTTGCCTCCAACAAGATCCTGTGTCTCCAGTCCATTCTTGAAGGTAAAGGTGTTTTCCTGAAAAAGATCGGTAAGTATGTCAAACCTGCTGCTGGTTTCAATGTGATTGCCACTGCGAACACCAAGGGTAAGGGTAGTGAGGATGGTCGTTTCATCGGCACTAATGTGCTCAACGAAGCATTCCTTGAGCGTTTCCCTGTCACCATGGAGCAGTCCTATCCTACTCCTGCAACTGAGCAGAAGATCCTTGAGGGTATTGCTCTCGATCTCGGTGTCGAAGATCGTGACTTCTGCAAGATGCTGGTTGACTGGGCAGATAGCATCCGTAAGACCTTCTACGATGGTGGTGTCGATGAGGTGATCTCTACTCGTCGTCTGGTGCATATCATCCGTGCCTATAGCATCTTTGGCAACAAAGAGAAGGCATTCAAGTCCTGCATCAACCGTTTCGACGATGAAACTAAGGGCATTTTCCTGAGTGCCTATGACAAGTTTGATGCCGATTTTAATGCCAATGAAGCAGAAGAAGATGCCGTTGAAGGGAAAATTGTTATTGAGGAAACTTCCTATTGACATTGAACTAGAAACCTGATATAATTGGGAGAGGTAATTATGCTTCTCCTTTTTTATGGACAATAAACAAAATATGACAGAGGTAGCAAAAAATTTAAATAAAAATCCAGTAAACCTTCCAGAAGAACTTAAAAAACTTCTTAATCAAAATCAAAATGATGAAGAAGAATGTGCTGAATGTTATTCTAGTGCTTCAAATGCTTGGATGACCATGACACCGGATATGCCAGAAATTTTGAAAAAAAATCCTCGTGAAAAAGTAGAAGAACGACTTGAAAACCAATATGAGTTGTATAAAGAAGCGGTAGAAGAAGAGCATGTAGAAGGAAATCATCAAAAAATTGTCAGAGACAATATAAATGGATTCTGGAAGTATGAAGAAGACAAAACTTTAAAAGAACTCCAAGATTATCTTTCCGGCACTTACAGATCTCACTACACATCTCAAGAATCTAAAACTCAAACACTTGATCTGATTGAGAGTATTGGTGATGCAGAACCTTTCTGCAGATCTAATGCAATCAAGTATCTCTCACGTTTTGGTAAGAAGAATGGAAAGTCTAAACTTGACATTTTGAAAGCAATGCACTATTGTGTTCTTCTCTACCACTTTGCTGGACTCCACAAAAAATCGACTGATAATTATGAAACTTTCTGAAAAGACTACTACCATCCTTAAAAACTTTTCTGGTATTAACAACTCTATTCTTTTTAAAGAAGGAAATGTAGTCCGCACGATTTCTGTTATGAAGAATATCTATGCGGAAGCAACAGTAGATGAAAACTTCCCTAAAGATTTTGGAGTTTATGATCTTCCACAATTTTTGAATGGTCTCAATCTTCACCGTCAAGCAGAACTTAATTTTGATAATGAAAGTTATGTAGTTATCAAAGAAGGTAAATCTAGATCTAAGTTTTTCTTTGCTTCCGAAAACACCATTGTGACTCCTCCCAATAAAAGTATTACTTTGTCCCAGGAGGATGTTTGTTTCCAAATTGATACAACACAACTAGATAAACTTTTGAAAGCATCTGCCGTATATCAAGCACCAGACCTTTCTGCTATTGGTAAAGACGGAGTTGTTGAATTGGTTGTTCGTGATAAGAAAAACGATACATCAAACGATTACTCAGTTACTGTTGGTGAAACTGATTCTGAATTTACTTGTAACTTTAAAGTTGAGAATCTTAAAATTATTTCTGGATCTTACGATGTATGTCTCTCAAAAGAAAAAGGTGGAATTGGGCGGTTTAAAAGTCGAGATTATGATCTGACTTATTACATTGCTCTAGAACCTGATTCAACTTTTAATTAATGAATGCAAATCAACTGCGAGTTTTGGGAAGTGTCTTGCTTATAGTGGGATACTTCCTTATTTTATATGTTTCAGTATATTTCGGATGTTGGTTTCGATTGATCGGCAACTTGGCAATGATCCCATTTGCTGTTAAGATCAAGACATGGGACATCGTGGGACTGGAAGCGTTTTTCTCAGTCATCGATGCCTCCAAGATCATTCAACTTTCACTATGAACATCTTTGTGACTTCTCCCTGGCCTGCTGAGTCTGCCATCTGTCTCCCAGATAAGCACATCGTCAAAATGCCCCTAGAGTGCTGCCAGATGCTATCCATCGTTGCTTCCGACAAATGGGGTCATGGGTATGGACACCTCTATAAGGCAGACCACACCCCCTACAAGACCGAGAAGGGGGCATTCCGTAACCATCCATGCACCAAATGGGCATCTGAGTCCGTCAACAATGCCTGGTGGTTGATCAAGCACGGTTTGAATCTGTGCGACGAATATGTGCTAAGATATGACAAGGTTCACTCTTGCTATAAGACCCTCGTAGATGCTTTCTATCTTTTCCCAAGAGGCAAAGTCACTGAAGTCACACCATTTGCCAGAGCAATGCCAGACGAGTATAAACTTGACACAGGCATTGACACTTTTACTGCTTACAAGATGTATATCGCATCCAAACCTTGGGTTGCATCTAATTATCTTCGTATGCCAGAACGGAAACCTGATTGGATTTGATTATGAATAACACTGATTTTCTTTGGGTCGAGCAATACCGACCAAAAACTATTGACGAATGTATTCTCCCAGAATCTACTAAGGAGACATTCAAGCAGTTCGTGAAGAAGGGTGAGATTCCTAATCTCCTCCTTTCTGGTCCTCCGGGGATCGGTAAGACGACTGTGGCAAAGGCACTATGCAATGAACTTGGTGCTGATTTCTACATGATCAACGGATCTGACGAAGGTCGATTCTTGGACACGGTAAGGAATCAGGCAAAGAACTTTGCATCGACTAATTCTCTTATGTCTGACGCAAAGCATAAGGTTATCATTATTGACGAGGCAGACAATACTGGTAATGATGTTCAGTTGCTTTTGCGAGCAAATATTGAGCAGTTTTATAGTAACTGTCGTTTTATCTTTACATGTAACTATAAGAACAAGATTCTTGAACCACTTCAGAGTCGATGTGCTGTAGTTGATTTTGCACTGAAAGGTAAAGATAAAGCAAAACTATCTGGTGAGTTTTTTGCACGACTTAAAAGTATCCTAGATAGTAATCTTGTTGAATATGACGAAAAGGTTTTGATTCAACTTGTTAAGAGTCATTTCCCAGATTGGAGAAGGATTCTTAATGAGTGTCAAAGATATTCTGCAGGTGGAAAGATTGATACTGGAATTCTTGCAATGTTTTCTGACATTGCAGTTGACGAATTGATTAAAAATCTAAAAGCAAAGAAGTTTAATGAAGTTCGTAAGTGGGTAGTTTCCAATCTTGATAATGATGCTGGCATTGTTCTCCGTAGAGTTTATGATGCTTGTTATGAAAAACTAACTCCTTCTAGTGTTCCACATGCAATCTTAATCGTAGCAAAATATCAATATCAGTCCGCATTTGTTGCAGATCAGGAAATCAACCTACTTGCAGCATTGACTGAGATTATGGTAGAATGTGAGTTTAAATGAGGAATAAAAATGTTAAATGTTAAACTGGTAAGATTGTCCACAGGCGAGGATGTAATCACTAACGTAATTGAAGACACCGATTCTTATGTGAAATTTAAGAATCCGATTGTTTCTTTCCCTACTCAAGAAGGTAGGATTGGTTTTGCTCCTTGGTCTCCATTGATTGATAAAAAAACTCCAGAAATGGAAGTATCTAAAAATTTTATCATCTATGTTGCCAATCCCGATGAAAACATTATCGAGCAATACAACCAAATGTTTGGTAGCAAACTTGTAACTCCAAAGAAAGATCTTATTCTTTAAATTTCTTATGATTTATGTAGATTTTTCTAAAATGGATCTTGTTTGTTTTTGGAAAGAAGTTCATAATATTTTTGATGAATTTATAAAAGAAGAAATGCCATCTGAATGTTATGGATGGAGGTCTTGGAAGATTGAAAAGGCATTTCAAAAACATTCAAAAAATCAACTGAAATGGGTTAACGGTGTTGGTTATGATTTTATCGGAATAGATAATTTAAAATACGAATTTAAACAAGTTCAGAATGCGTTTAAAAATAATCAAACACCTCCCATAGTTGTTAAAAACTGGCGTAAAGATCGTAAAGAATATAAAGTATCATTTGATTATTTGATTGTTGTTGATGTTGATCGTGAGACGCTGGGGATATTTGATGGAAGTTATGTCAATACTAAGTTTGAAGAAAATGATGCTACAGTAACCGCAGTCCTTGAAAACAGAAAAGCAGAATTACACACTCCTTATCATGAAATCTCTTAAAACTCCCCTTCGTTATCCTGGTGGCAAGTCCCGTGCTTGTAAAAAAATGGATCCATATTTTCCGGATCTAAAAAACTTTAAAGAATATCGAGAACCATTTCTTGGTGGTGGAAGTGTTGCAATTCATGT